AATAATTATGAATAGTACATTTTTAATTAGATATTATTATTTATTAAATATATTACATAAAAATTATGATATAATATTGTATCCTAATATATCTTATAATATAAAAGATATTAATCATAAATATAATGTATCATTACCTTTATATAAAAATAATATAAATAATATATATTCATCATTATATAAAGATATTTATAAACAATTTCTTATAAATTTAAAAAATAATAATGAAAATGAAGACAATAATGTATCTATACCAAAAAAAAAATATGAGTTAGTAAGTTTGAATGTAGGATATTTATCAGGATTAAGTTTAACAGCAAGTTTTAATATGTCTTTACAAGTACCTAATATTATTTCTACCATTGCTATGGCTCTTAAAAATATTGCTAAAGATGGTACATTATTATTATTCTTGAGTATAGTAAATATTAATATACCAGTAATACAAAAATTATTAGCTATTTTAGCATATGGTTTTAAAAATATAGAAATTATTGATAATGATATAAATCATAATTTATTAATAGGTGTTCCAGAGTATTATATAAAGTGTTCTGGATACAAAGATAATATAACTCATGATTTAATAAATAAATTATTAGATATTGCAATAGAAACTATTAATTATACTTATAATAAATGTGACATATTAGATTATTATGAAGATTATAGTGAGCAAAATCCTAATCACTCATTATTCTATAATAAAATTGATGAAGAATTTAAAACTCATAAATATAAAAAAACTAAAAAAAACTTATCATCCTCACGTAAATCATCACTAACTCATAAATCATCTTCAATAAAATCTAATAAACCTATAACACCTATTTACTACATTGAAGATATCAATATACCTGAATTAGATGAGATTATGAAAGATAGTAATCTTCAATTCAAAGTATCATTACTAATGAATAAATTAGAAGGTATATTTGTAGGTTATTTTGAAATGGTTAATAATTTAATAGTAAATGCTATTGCTACTGATAAAAAAGGTCAAATGTATGTTAAACCAGAAGCTATTTTACAAAAAGATATTACTAATTTAACCAGATTAATTACTATGTTTGAATACAATAAATTACCTTATAATAAGCATGCTCTTAAAGTTCTTTTAGGTAAACAAGATGACTTAATAAAACATTTTTATGCTCTAGATAAACCAATAAATAATAAATTAATACATTATAATGATAAAACATTGAAAATACTCATTAAAAGTTCTCTGTCACATTTTAGACTATCAAAATCATCAAGCATATCATCAAGCATATCACAATTATCACAAAAACATAAAAATAAAAAATATTATGAAAATGACCTTATAAATGATTATTATAATAGACTTAAATTAGCCTATCAAGTTAAAGAAAAATTATTAGATGATTTGGAATTTAAAAACACACCTCCACAAGTATCAAAAGTTGTATATGATTTTGGTAATGGACTAATACAATATATTAATCAATCATACAAATCATATAATATAAATAATGATTTCTTAAAACTTTGGGAAATATTAGATACTTTTGAACTTATACCTCATACTATAGATTCATTTAAAGTATTATACTTATCTGAAATTACAGGTCAAAATATATTATGCATTAAACATTGGATAGAAAATAAATGCCCTAAATTGAAAAATAGTAATAATGATAGTAATGATAAATATGAATGGATAGCAAATACTATTAATCCATATAATAAAACTACTAAAAACCTATTTGGTTTTGAACATAGTGATAATAATAATTTAATTAAAGATAATTATGATAAATGGTTATTTGGTAATGATACCACAGGTAATCTTACAAATATACAAAATATTAAAAGTATTATAAATAATATTAAAAATAGTAAAAACAAAGTTGATTTAATAATTAGTGATAATTACAATAGTAATATGTATAGTGATAGTGGTATGAATATTGATAATAGCATTATAGATACATATACTTCACAAAAAATAGATTTATCTCATGTTATATCAGTTATTGCTTGTAGCACTATTAAAGGTTCTTGTTGTGTAAAACATTTTATACCTTATGTAAAAATAGATAAAAATACACCTATAGAAAATACAATATATTTAAATAATTTTTTTATTGGTTATCTTTATTTGTATTATACTTTATTTGACTCAATTAGTCTATATAAACCAAATACAACTAATGCTGACAATGGTGAGTTTTATGTAGTAGGTAAGGGTTTTAAAGGGATTAATGAAGAACAATTAGATAATCTATTTAAATTACTTGATAAATTTGTAATAAATACAACTATTATTGAACCTGAATATATTCCAGAGACATTTATAAATCAAATAATGGTATTTATGGAAGATATGAGTAATCTTAATATATTAAATCTGGAAAAACAAAATCTATTATTAACTTGTTATAAGAATTTTGAAGAAGAAAATACTATTGATAAAAAGAAATTTCAACAAACAAATAAAATACTAAAATGCAATAATCTTTTCAATAGAAATAAAATAGAAACTATGCTAATACCTAAATATAAAGAATGGATTAAAATATATAAGTTTTTAAGTTTTTAAGTTTTTAAGTTTTACCAAAACTTAACTAAACTCTAGAGAGGCTAAAGCCTCTCAGAATTAGAAAACTTACTGTATTTATAAAGATTCCAGAATTAGTTAAAAAATTTGCACTATATTTTGGTTAAGTTTTTTCTAAAAACTTAGTTTAGTTAAGTTTTGGCAAAACTTATTAGTCAACCATCGATAACAACACATCCTTATTATAATTTAATACATATTCTTTATTATGACTTATTATCCAGTTAGGAGCAATAGCATATTCTTCAGCCATATGATTTTTCTTTATTTTATCATATTGGTCATCGTGATATAATACAATATGGCATTTTGCATTTTCATTAAAATAACTAGCACACATACTAAATGTACTACAACTCATTACAATTTCTTTAGCATGAAGTAATATATAAAAACTAGTAATCCAATGCGTATCTAGTAATATAATATTTTTATAGTTTTCATGCTTTTTTAATTCATTATTATTTATTATAAATTCTTTAACTAATTGTATAGAATCAGTAAGTATTATAATTTTCATATTCATATTCATAATTAAATATTTTTTAATCATATCAATATAGTATTCTGGTGTATATATTAAGAAATCATCAAAACTAGGTTTATTAATATCTTTTAATAGCATATAAAATTTATCACCATATCTAATATGGATTGCTACATAGTCTATTTTTGTAATATTAGTTAAAATACTATTTATATTAGTTTTTGGTGTATATGATTTAGATGATTTAGATGATTTAGATGATTTAGATGATTTAGATGTTTTAGATGTTTTAGATGATTTAGATAATTTAGATTTCTTATTTTTTGCATGACTTACTTTACTAAGTTTTAAACTAAGTTTTAAACTAAGTTTTAAACTAAGTTTTAATCTATCTTTTTGTGTAATTAATAAATTATTTATATTTTTAAAAATATTTTTATCACTATCTGAAAATGTTTTATACATTTCATATACTAATCTAAAATTATTATCAATCTTATTATAGTGTTCTAAATCTTCATATTTAGGAAATGTTTTTAAATCTTGTAATAATGGATTATCATTATAAAGTTTATTAATTTTAATAGCTTTATTATAAGTTATATTTTCATACTCTCTTTCTGTTATATAATTAATTTTAGTATTAGATTTAGGAAATATAGTATTTAATGTAGGATCTCTTGGCTTGTCATGGAGTGATTTAACTAATACATAATGTATTTTACATTTTATATTCTGGTGATTATATAGATTATATAAATATATGGCAAATATTAAGTCAAATACTTTATTACCAAAACCTGCATTATTTTTTATATAAATATGTTTAATAGAGTCTTTAGTGTTTATGTCTTTTATTAATTTTTTTATTGTTTTTATTTTATATTTTTTAAATGTTTTTTTCATATTAGTAACTTTATATTATAATCTATATTATAATTTATAATAATATATTATTTTTTATAAATTAAAAATATTATAGTAATAAAAATATTATAGTAATATAGTAATAAAAATTATAAATTATTAACTATAATAAAGAATAAATAAATGTATAAAAAAACATTACAATTAAACCATCATAAATCACAAAAAAACAAAACACTTAAAAAAAAATCAAAAAAATCCCTTGCATTTTTTTCACAAGTTGGTCAAGATGAATGGGTAGATAATACTTTGCATCACAAACGTAATGGTTTTTTTATTGAATTAGGAGCAGCAAATGGGTTACTTCTTAGTAATACATTATTTTTTGAAAAAAAACGTAATTGGAATGGTATCTGTATAGAACCAAATCCTGCAAATGTTAGAAGTCTTCTAAATAATAGAAATTGTTTAATATCTGATTATTGCATTAGTGACGTTGATAATGAATATGTTGATTATGCATTAAATGGTTTATATAGCGGTGTTCTTGCAACAGCAGGCACACAAACGCAAACAAATAATATTATAAAAGTTAAAACAAAAACACTTGGAACCCTCTTAAAAATGTATAAAGCACCTAAGCGTATTGATTATTTATCTTTAGATGTAGAAGGACATGAATATACCATATTGCATAAATTTCCATTTCATAAATATATATTTAATTGTATTACTGTAGAACACGCATCAGAACATAATGGTACAGAAATGCAAATTAAAATTAGAAAATTATTAGAAAAAAATTCATATGTATTTGTAAAAGGGTCAGATGACCCATATAATTTAGGTATTATTGATGATTATTATGTCCATTCTTCAGTTAAAATGCCTTAAGTTTTACCAAAACTTAACTAAACGCTAGGTAGGCTAAAGCCTACCAGAATTATAAAATATTTTCACTTAGTTTTAGTTAAGTTTTTTCTAAAAACTTAGTTTAATTTTTTCATATAATGTATCTAGCATCTTATTATTCCACGATACATAATGATTTTCATATACAGACATATACATTTTCCACCAATAAGATACATCACCAACTTCACTATATTTAATTAATTCTTTAAATTTACTAATATCCCAAGGCTTACCATCACTACCATATAAATCTAATACAACTAATTCTGGATGTTCTTCTGGATTAACCCATCGTCCAAAGAAACGAGGTTCTATAGCATAGAGTTTATCTTTAAATAATCGGCTAATCATTTCAGTATCTCCACTCATTTTAATTTGATGTTTGTTTATATTGTCTACATATTGTTTAATTTCATTCATTGTATCATTATTAGGTTTAATAAGTAATACAGATGTTTCAATATTCATACCATTACTAACTATTTCATTTTCATATTTTTTATTATAAGGTATACGATTGCCGTGTAATATATTTTCTGGTCCACTCTTTCTTCTATTATTATTCTGCCAATAACAATATTTATTCTGGAATTGTTTAAATAAACGTCCATTTTCTTTAAATTCTTTAAAATATCTATCACGTGAATTATTAGTTAATGAACCTAAAAATACAGCTGCAGGTGTATTAAGATTAAATAAACTAAAAAAATCTTTCTTTAGAACTAACATATCAGCATCCAGAAACAATACCTTATCATAATCTGTCATTTCAAAGATACGTAATTTAGTAAAGGTTTTTGCATACACAGCTCTTATTTTTGGATCTTTATGTTTAATTAGATGTGGTGGGATTTGTAGATAATCTACTTCTAGAACCCGATCATAAATTTTAGATATGATTACTTTGGCATCTGATGATACATCATTAGTTACCATACAACAGAGAGTAATATATTTTTCATAAGATTTAGACATTACTTTACGAATACTGGAACCAAGGAGAAGAATACCTGGTAGATATGCATCACCACCAAATATTAAAGTTGTAATGGCATAGTTAGGTTTAGAAGTAGTATCTAATTTAAGTTCTGTATTAATATTTACACATTGTGTTTTTACTTTACTATCTGGACAACAATATTTAAGATTAGTTTTACGATTATTTATATCATTTGATTTAGTTTTGTTCTTTTTTTTACTTTTATTTTTTGAATGTTTATATTTTGAATATTTATATTTTTTAGTAATCATTATATTTGTTTTGTTTATAGTATAATAAGATATTAAGATATTAAGATAAAAAGAAAATTATAATATAAAAAATAAAAAATTGTTTTATTTATTAATTTAAAGATTATTTAATTATAAAATATAACTCAAGAATTTTAACCTGTAGAAACTATAGAAACTATAGAAACTATAGAAACTATAGAAACTATAGAAACTATAGAAACTATAGAAACGATACAATGGCTGAAACTGCTACTTCTGTTCACTTTAACTTTAATGAAAAAGTAAAAAAAATTCTTAATGATGTAAGTAAAAAAATAAATATTGCAAATATTGGAAATGGTAATGAAAAACAAGTATTACTTGATTATAGAAAAAATTTAATAAATATACCAAATATACAATATTACTCAAATTTACCTGATGATTTAATATTAGCTTACTATAATAGATTTACATTAATATCGTATATACATTTTTCACCTCAAGGTGAGACAATAGAAATTGAAAATATTAACACAATAGATACTTATCAAAATCAAGGAAATTGTAAATTTTTATTATCTATCTTATTAATTATATCTAGACTCATAAATCCTAATTTAAATATGTTATATTTAGATTCTATAAATAAAAATTTATCTTATCTATGTATATTTCAATTTGATGCTATACCACGAATATTATATTATAAAGATGAAACAAATACAATGGACGATAAAGATGATGATAAAATTACTGCATTTAAAAGTGAAATTGTAGAAATGAAAGAGAAAACTAAAGAAGAAAAATATAAATATATAACAAGTATTGAAAATAGATTTGGTAATGATTTATTTCTTGTTATAGATATCAATGATTCAATTATATCAATGATTGAATATTAGAATAATTAAACTACTCATTGGGATTGGATGACCACCCTATAAGAGCTCTATTATTTTTATTTTTTTTACGGTATTACAAAACAATATAAAAGCAAGGGAGCTCGAGGGGCTGAAGCCCTCGTAAAGGGAGCTCGAGGGGCTGAAGCCCTCGTAACTAGTCAAGTCTAAATTCATTATTTATATTTAGATCTAAATAATCATCTCCTCTATTATTATCTACACGTTTGTTTATAATTTCTAACATAGTCATTATTTTTGTTTCTTCGTGTTTTAAATTTATAATATCTCCTATCTTTGATGTTTTATTATTCATTACATATTTTTTTATATTATTTAATCTCTCTATCCAGAAGTTATAAAACATACTTTCTTCAAATCTGGAAATTCTTAAATTTAATAATATCTCTTCTTTCTTTAATCCTAATATGACTTTAGGATCACCAAATAAATTATTTAATTCTAAAGTTGTAATAGATTTCTTATATTCATTATTTTTTTCTTGTTTTAAATCTAAAGTATTTTTAATTTGTAATAGAGAATTATCTTTACTATCTGTTTCTTCTTTAATCTTTTTTATAAAATTTTTTATTCTATCTTTAGTATCTATATTATTATTTCTAAATTCTGATTCTATAATACTTTGTAATTTCTTTTCATATATTTCTGTTCTCATTGTTGATTCAATATATTCAATATTATCATATATATATTTTATACTTGTTGTTGTGAATTCATGTTTACATAAATATAACATATGATGTAATAATGCTATACATCTATCAAAGAAAGCATCTGCAAATTCTCGACTTTTATATATTGTTAATTTTAAATCTTCATTTAAACAAGCTACTTCTGATCTTGATATGTTTGGTTTATAAAAATTTTTGTTTTCTATCTTATTATAAATTGCTTTAATAATATGCAATCCGGCTTCTGTTCCAGAATTTAAAATTGCTTTCATTTCACCAATAGGTATAGTTCTTACATCTTCAAAACCAAATGGATTTATATGCTGTATTATTGTATTGTTATTATTTATTATTGTATTATTTGTATTTGTATTTGTATTATTACTATTAGTATTAGTATTATTTATATTAGTATTATTAACAGTTATTTGTTTATTTTCTTTTTTAAAATTACAAGTTGCTGTTTTAATATGTCTGTTTAAAGAATCTATACGTGAATATAATTTTTTACAATTATTACATTTTAATTCTTTATTAGTATTATTTTTTTCTCTGTTATTACTCTGTTCACTATTATTATTTAGTATATTATTTTTAGTTTGTTCATTATTATTAATCTGTTCACTATTATTTTGTTTACTATTTTTATGTTTTATTTTATATATTTTTTCAATTAAATTATTTTCTTTAAAATAAATAATAATTTTATCTTCAGGAATAGAACATCTAGATGATATTTGTAAATGATTTTTTAATACACTTATAAATTTAAATGTAATTAAACATTTTGGACATTTTATATTTGACATTTTTTTTATGATTTTAAAACAAAAAATTGTTGTAACCTCCCGATTTTAAAATGTGGTGTTGAGATTTGTGATTTACGTTTAATAATTGTATTTAATACACTTAAATAATATATATACTAACACACAATTTGTGTTGAGTTTTGTGGTATTACAATTAAATAATGTGTTTTATACGTATATGTATTTGTTAATGTAATTATATAATTATGTGTTACACTTAATAAATATTAATAATACTATTAATAATAATAAATATAATATTTTTAAATTATAAACTAATTAATAATAAATAATAAATAATAAGTAATAAATAATAAATACTAAAATAAAATAAATAAATAAATAAATAAATAAATAAATAAATAAATATATAAATATATAAATATATATAAAATATATAAAGTATGTAAATTATGTAAAGTATATATAATAATTATTCTATTTATAATATTCCGTATGTGGGCGCGGAAAATACATAAACTATAATAATGAATAAAAATATAAATGTAAAATTGAATTAAATAGTGGTATTTACACATAAATACCACATTATGACATATATATGTTTAATTATTTAATCGCAAAAACATATTATGTAAGTGTAAAACACAAATCTCAACACCACATTTTAAAATCGGGAGGTTACAACAATTTTTTGTTTTAAAATCATAAAAAAATAAAAAAACATAAAAAACAAAATTTGTAAAATTATAAAATAAAAATATAAAAAATAAAATTTGTAAAATTATAAAATAAAAATATAAAAAACAAAATTTGTAAAATTATAAAATAAAACAATAAAATTTAAAACTATAATATCTAAATATCTTCATAACTTCTTCATAACTTCAAATACATATAAACTAACAAACATATTAATCATACCCATTCCAGCCCGCAAATGACAGCCTCTAAAATAATCTTTCATTATAAAATGTTTATAAGGTCTGTTTGTTTGAATACAAGTTTTAATTGTATCTAAAGGATGTGATACATATGAGCCAACCACACCACCAACAGCCCCATACATAGCAGTTTGTAAATAACTATTCCCTACCCCATTCCCTACCCCATTCCCTACCCCCAACTGTTTAAAGTTATAAACTGATAATACAAAAATAAAATTTCTACAAAAATGAGGTATAAATCCTTTATAGAGTAATTTATTTTTAATATTCATGACTTGGTTCATTTTTATAACCTCAATTGGTGTATCAACCAAGGTTTGTGTAAATCCAGCACATAATGGTATTATAATAGATTGCATATTTTTACTAATTTCATATTTTGTCTTATTACTATTACTAAAATAGTCTTGTAAATAGTCTTGTGAAAATAAAAAAATAGTTCTTGATGGAATATTCCCTAAAGCACGTGGTATATAACCTGAATATAAATTTTTAAATTTGTATATAATAGGTTGTGATGTTTGTTTATGAATTTTAATGACATCTATTGGATGTGTTAGTGTGCTTTCAATAATTGAACTTACTAAAGCTGGATATAATAATGATGTCATTTTATAAATTTATATATATAAAATGATACATTATTTATTTTTATATCAAAAAATAAAAAACAAATAAAAACAAATAAAACAAAGAAACATAAATAAAACAAAGAAATATAAAGAAAAATTAATTCCCTCTACACTTTAAGGACTACTTGCAACACCTCTTCCAGCACCATTTCCAGCGCTATCAACAAGATCAAATATGCCTTTATATTCACCATTCCAGTCTCTTTGACGGTTAACAGTAGGATTATCATATATTTCAGGCATTCTAAGCATTGAACTATTATTAATACCCATTTTCAAATCAGTTTGACCTTGAGTATAATTAGCACCAGAGGTATCCCAACATCTACTTTGACGTCTGGCAGGAAATATAGCTTGTGGATTTTGCAGAGCTGAAAACATACCAACTGGCATAATATCACCTCTTAAATCTTTTGCATTGCGTCTTGTTTCTCCAACAGTTTCACTCTCTTTTAATATTCCAAAATCAATCTTTGAATTAGGAATACCCATAATATGGTATTCATTCTTTAATAAATTATCATCAGTAATGATTAATGCTGGAACACTTGCGTGCATAAACATATTATCTGGGCTTTTAAAAGCATTACTTAAATTAACATGTTCTACAATGACTTGTTTAGTTTTAAAATTAACAGTAAATATAATAATAAAGCGACGTGTCTCTAAATTACGCATCTCAGCAGCAAATATATCACAAACATAGCGTGTAGTTACTTCATTAATCAAGTCTTGGTCTAATCTATCAAATCCGTTAAATACATATGACATACCAGTTTTTTCATTAATCATATTCATAATTTGTTTTAAAATAATAATAACATTAGTTTTAGTTGCTGGATCAATAGTCCAAGGGGCATCACTATGATTTGTTAATCCAGAATAGTTTTTGAAATCATCTCTATTACTATTACGTAATCCAATACCATCACCATATTGTATTAAAAAAAGAATTATTATAAGTAATATTGTTAAACAATATAAAGGTAACATATTTATATTATCTAAATATCTAATTATCTAATCACGTCTTAAATTATAATAATATTTTTATTATAAATATAAATAAAAACAAATAAACAAAATAAAAAAAACAAAATTGAATTTAATAATATTTAAACATAAATAAATTAAAATAAATAATACTAAAAAATGATAATATTTAAATTATTATCTTTAAATTTTATGGCTGGTGATATAAATTGGAAAGAAAAGACACTTACAATTCCATATAATATAAAATATTTATATCTTACGTTAGATTATTATAAAGAATTATATTATATTTCTAATTGTAATTTAAATCTATTTTATAATTGGAAACAATTTATAGCCTATTGGAATGATACACTATTAGAATATAATAAAGCTTTTAATATTGATTTTAATAAGTTAGTATTAAATGTTGATTATTCAATAGCACCCTTGTATATAACTAATGATATTATTATTATTGGTATATATTTAATAAATGATACTCCAGAACTAAAAGAACCAACATCAACCTCTATACAAACATTTAATTTCTTATCTAGTGTTGAATCTAATACTATTGAAAATAATAGACATAATCACACTAATAAAAATATCAATAAATATAATTATTTTTATAGTATTTTAAATAGACATATAAGTGATGAGTATTTAAAAAAACAATATATTATTCTGGAAGCATCTTTAAATACTATTCCAGAACATAAAATTAAATCCAAAAATAATAATAAAACTATAAATAAAACAATACTAAAACTTTCTATACCTTTAAAACATATTTTACAAAATAGTATGAATTATTTACCAAAATTAGAAATCATTATTACTAAAAAGATTTCTCAAAATCTGCTAAATCCATAATACTACCAACATCACTACCAGCCACGCTTTCACCACTACCATCATAATGTATATCATTATCACTTTTTATCATTGGAGGTTCTATTGTGACATTATTACGTATAATACTTATAGGTGTAGAAGAAGAGCCTTGTCTACTACTATTCACATTCATATTCACATTCATAGGTATGCTTTGTTGTGCTTTTTGTTTTTGTTGTATTTGTTGTATTTGTTGTATTTGTTGTTTTTTTTGATTTCCTTTTAAATGAGTAATTGGTGTTGAATATTGTGTAGATGGTGATTGGGTTGACGTTGAATGAAAATCTATATCATCTATATTATCTAAATCACTAAAATCTAAATCATTATTACCATTACCATTACTATTTACTATATCATTATCATTATTATTTTCAATATTATTTATGTTATTAAAGTTTTCTTGTAATTGTGTTTTATTAGTATTATTATTATTTTTTTTAGTTTGAGGTATTTGAGTTATTGTTAAATCATTTTTTCTATCAAACATTGTATTTATTTTATTTTTTAATAAATTAAAACTAACATTCATATTATTACTGTCTCCAGAAACATTATTAGTTTGACTATTAGTTTTATTATCATTCTTACAATCAACACCAGTATTATTTATATATGAATTATACACAGCATATGTAAAAGATAGTATATCTAATGATAATGTAGTCCAGAAATAATTATTAATAATAGTAAGTAAGGATACATCGCAATAATTTAATACGGCGTGTGTTAAAATATAAAGAATACTGCCATAAAAAATAGTTGAGAATAATCTATTTTCAACTATAAATGAAAATGAACTATTATATAGTAAATAATAATACATATATAATAATTATATTAAAGTATTTAATGTTTTAGTGTTAATATTTTTGAATATAAAAAAATAAAATGTGAAACGTAATAATAAAAATATTTATTCAAATAAATATTCAAATATATAAAAAATAAAAATATATTCTAAATGTAAATAGACAAAAATACAATATTATAAATTAACTAAACTATGAAATATGGTTAAAATAATAACATTTATTACAGGTAATGATAAAAAATTAGAAGAAGTAAGAAAGATTTTAAATGCAGAAACACAAAACGCTTCATTTATATTACAATCAATGAAATTAGACCTTCCAGAATTACAAGGTGATCCAGAATATATAGTATCAGAAAAATGCAGAATAGCCTCATTACAAGTAGGTGGTCCAGTTATAGTTGAAGATACATCATTATGTTTTAATGCATTAGGTGGTCTTCCAGGTCCATATATAAAATGGTTTGAAGAGAAAATAGGATTAGATGGCTTGAATAATTTATTAATGGCATATGAAGATAAAAGTGCTGTTGCTAAATGTATTTTTGCTTATAAAGAAGAAAGTGGTAGTCCAATACATATATTTACTGGTGTTACTAATGGTTCAATAGTCCCACCAAGAGGACCATTAAAATTTGGTTGGGACCCAATATTTCTACCAGATACTTTTACGGAAACATTTGCAGAAATGGATAGTGAAACAAAAAATGCAATTTCACATCGTTATAAAGCTTTACAATTATTAAAAGAATTTTTAAATTAATTAGATTTTTTAAATTAGTTAGATTTTTTAAATTAGTTAGTTTTATTTATTTTTTTATTTATTTTAAATCTAAATATATAATAAAAGTAATATAAACTATCTTTAAATAATATGAATGTATCACCTCCACGAACACCTCCACGAACACCTCCACGAACACAAGAACATCGTCGAAGAATAATTGTTAGAGGGACACCAACATTTAATAGTAATGAGCCTACTCATACATATATTATAAATGAAGAGCCGCAACCACCACAAAGAAATGGTAGAGGAACTAAAAGAAGAAGAAATACAATTCATAATTCGCCAACAAAAAAATTAAATAAAAGAACAAAAAAAAAACACATAAAAACTATAAATACATATATAGAAAAATTAAGGAGAGATATTGAAGATGAAAATAAAAGATATGCTAATGTAAGAAGTGATAGATTTAACATATATGCAGCTGAAATAAAACAAATAAGACAAATATCAAAAACAAAAGAACAAAAAGAAGTAGATGCTTTAATAACACAACTTGGTATAAAACATCACCGAAATACTACAAACAATAACATTCATAAAAATAATACATATAACGAAGGATGGCATAAATCTATAATGAACTTAACAGACACTATAAATGAGCAATTACGTGTAGAAGAACAAAGCCTAAGAACTATATTTGATAGTGATGAAGATACAAATGAAGAAATCCATAATCAAATAATAAAAAATATATTAGACAAAATAGATAAAATAATGGTAAATTCTCAAGCAATAGGTCCTAGAGTTTTAGATTTATCAGCAGCACCAGCACCAGCACCAGCACCAGTAGCACCAGCACCAGCACCAGCACCAGCACCAGCAGCAGACTCACAAAACTCACAAAACTATAGTCTTAAACCAGCAGACTTATTTGAAATGCGAAATTAATACTTAATATCTAAATTATTTCTTTTTATTTTTATGTTTTTAAAGTTCCATGTAAATAATCTAAAACATTTATAACACCATAATTACATGATAACGTTTTATGATGCATATCATGATTTACCGTATTAATACATTTAAAAAGATTATATCCCGTATGCACCAAAATAGTATCAATCATAACGATAAATAACCACAAAAATATAGTTATAAGATGACTATTACATAATAAAGGACCGGTTAAAGCTGGTATAATATTCGATATAATGTATTCAATGGGATGGACATATAAAGTAGCAATTGCTATTGGCGCCGTATAACTATGATGAATTTTATGGATGCGTTTATACATAATTGGTAAATGTAAAAGACGGTGTGAATAATAAAATAAGATTTCCGTTATGAAGAAAAATATTATTATATCGCGTCCTATAATAAAATAAGTTGGATATTCAGGTATACTATTTTGCGAATACAAATAATAAAAAAAATGTGCAATGATTGGTGTTACAATCAATTGATTAAAAATAACTAATTTACTAATTTGCTTAATTTTTAAAGGATTATTTACCAATGGTTTTTGTGGTTGTATTTTATATTGATTTAATCGCGTCTCATATAAATCTGGAATTAAAAATAATAAACCAATAGTCCAATAAATAGCAAAATTTAAAAATGTTGCTCCCCATACAAAGAGGAATTTTTCCGTCATTTGAGAAAACATTTCTAAGTAATAATTACATAAATAGATATAGGTATGTTTATTTTTATATTTATATAATATTGTAAAATAATTAATAAAAAATTAAAAATAAAAATAAAAAATAATTAATAAAAAATAATTAAAATACTGGTAGCCTAAAGGCTACTTAGTTATATAAGCCTGTTTCCCCAGCATCTTTGGATACGTGTGAAGCATCATACATTGTTTTTATGTCTTTCATATGTTTAAGTGCTCCTTCTGGATTATCAATATATTTCATTAAATATTGTTGTAAAAGACTAACCGAAATAGTAATATTAAGATCGCATATTTCAGTATAAAATTGTATAGCTTGATCTTTACATCCAGTAAATACACTGAATATATCAATGATTTGTTCTCTACACACATTATCAAATCGCATAATATAATCAACCCGACCTGGGCGGATAAGAGCACTATCTAAATTTTGTTTATAATTAGTTGTAATAAAGCAAATCATATTATCACGTGTTGTAATACCATCAAGTGCATTTAAAATACCACTAAATGAAACCTGATTACGATGTTCATCATTAGCTTTACGTTCTTTGAAAATACAATCCATATCTTCAAAAATAATAAATATTTTCTTTTCATCTTTTTCATCTAAAGACCTTAATAAACGTATTAGGTCATTATCTGTCATTTTCGGTGTAAAACTGATAATAGCAAGATTATAATCAAAATAAGATGCTAAAGCCATAATAAAACTGCTTTTACCAGAACCAGGAACACCTTCAAATAAATAGGTGCGTTTATGTGTGATACCTAACTTTTGATATTTTTTAATAGTTTTTTTATCTAAGAAATAAGTTAGATCATCTATCATTGATTTTTTGTGTTTAGAAGGAAGATAAATTGTATCTAAACTTCTTTTATTACGAGAGCCAAGTGAATTAAAATACCCTCCTTCATCAGAACTAAGATATAACTTCATCTTATTTTTACCTATTTTACGGTCAGTATAATATTTATTATAATATTGTATACTAATATCAATAAAATTTTCAAATTTAGTAAAATCTGTTTTATTACAAGTAATTGTATATGTTTTAAAAATAGCAAATTCTTCTTTATGTATATTAATTGCATTTATATCACACACTTTATCAGTTTTAAGTATAAATTCTGCACCATCGTATATAAATATTAATTCATTATTAGTAAATTTAAGAATATTTAAAATATAATTTAATCTATTATTATTTTTAGTAGTTTCTATCTTATCAGTAGTATCAGTAGTATCAGTAGTATCAGTAGTTTCGGTAGTCTCGGTATCATCTATAATTTTATCATTATTAAAATAGGTATCAATTTCTAAATAAAAATCTATTTCATCTTCATCTTTAATTCTTAATTTATTAAAATAATTAGTTTGTGTTTCATTTTTTTTGATAGAATCAGCTGTTTTATTTTTATCTAATTGGTTTTGTATATGTTCAGATAAATAATAAATTGGTTGATTAAAAATAGTAGTATCAACTTGTGTTTTATTAAAATTAAATGAAGTAGTAATTTGAGTCATTTTAGTTATATAGTTATATAGTTATAGTTTATACTGTTTTATTATATTCTATTCTGGAATATCTTTAAGTATAGTTTATATTCTTGAATATTTTTTGCTTTATAAAATCAATTTTTTATTTATAATAATAAACAAAATAAACAAAAATAAAAATAAACAAAAATAAAAATATAAAAAATTGATTTTTAAACATAATAATTATAATTATAATAAAAGAACTCAAGCTTTATATATCTACTATTAAAATGGCTTCTACTAAAGATTACAAAGAAGATAAATATGATAAATATGATGGAGTAGATATGAACTCTAAACATGTTCCAAGTAAATATGATGAAGAATATGATAAATTTTATACACAACAAGATAATCAAGATAATGAATATAATCAAGATAATGAATATAATGATAGTGATAGTGATAATGATAATGACAGTGATAGCGAGTATGTCTTTGATAAATCTTACGAATTTAAAACTTATGAAGAATTAATTGAAGTTACAAAACAAGAAGATACACCAGATAAAATTAATAATATTGTAATTGCTTTAATTAAAGCAGTTACTATTAAAAAATGTAAAGAAACAAGTTTTAAATTTGATTTTATTTTAGGAACTCGTGATAAATGGATTGAAGCTGCAGAAAACTTTAATAATACAAACGTAGGGGTTGATTATCGTATGTTAATTGATGAAACGGCTATTGTTTGCTATCTCGTAAATGATGAATTGATTGAATAAAACATACAAATTATTTAACTTATAGTTTCTATATGTATTTCTTATAATTTTTTTATTTTCTATATTCTATAAGTTTTTCTATATTCTATAAGTCATATTTCATACTTCACAACTCATTAGGTTTTAATGGTGTATCGGTAATTTGTATACCACAATAAGGTTTTGGTGTGCTATTAAAATCAATATTTTTATAGAGACCATTATCAATAGAGATTTTTAATAATAATTTAAAATTAGACCAAAATTCAGGTTCGTGACCAATACTTTTTGTCATAAGATGTGCTAATTCATGAATACTAACAAATGTCATAATATTTTCTTTTACTAATTTTTCACCATCTTTTTTATCTCTTAAACAAAAAACTATTTTTTCACCTTTATTTACTGAATAACTTGTATATTTAGCATCTGGTGTTGTTTCTGAAAAAGCATCTGGATTAAAATTTTTACCCAATCTTTCTATGTCTTCTTTTAATTTATTTTTAATATTGTTTGTTAATTGTTCTCCTTCGCTAGTGCCTCCATCTTGACCTGCAATAGTATCTTTTTGTTGGTCTGTATTTGATTTATCAATTTCTGTTTCTTTATCTACGGTTTTTTTCATATATTTATCATATATAACTTCATAACCAGAAGTAGTCATAATATTTACTAATTTTTCTAATTTAACAGCAATAGCGCCTAATAAATCTGCAGCTTCTTGTTTATTTTCTACATTACGAACTAAATAAGATTTATTATTTACATTTGATTTTACCATTATAATATCATAACTTTGTGCTTCAAAATATTTATATATAATAATAATTAATGTAATTATAATAATTATATTTACTATTTCAAACTCAAACATATTTATAGTATTTATTGTTTTTTTATAGTATTGTATTTAATAAGTATGTTTTTATTTATATCTAATATATACAGAGAACTATATTTTACAAATATAATAATATATATTATTTTATAATATTTTCTTTTTTATTAAATATTATTAATTTTTAAAATAAATAATATGGATATTTTATTTGTAAAATTATATATGTATAGATTAAATAAGTATATGATATTAAGAATTTAATTATGGATAAAAATACTTGTGAGTCCATTACAACATTAGCAATACTTAAATTTATAATAAAATCAATAACTCCTGATATTCCTGATATTAAACTTATATTTATAGGTCCTCAAACAGATAAAACAAAAGATATATTACAAAAATTAGAAAATAAACATATAAGAGAGGAGAAAGAAGACAAAGAGGATAAAGAGGATAAAGATGACAATAAATACATCCATTCTATTTTATCATCTTCAGAAAATAAATATTTAGAGAAAATAATACCGTATTATGTAACTAAATTTGGTAATATAAGTAATTATAATATTTTTTTTATTTATAAATTTATAGAAGAAAATTTACCAATAGAACACGTTAGAATTATATTATATGAAATAATAAAAAAATATGTCATACCAAAAACTAAACAAAATGAAAATTTATATTTACCACCAAATATGATGATTTATAAATTTCCTAAAACAATGAGTTTTAAATATTTTATAGAACAAATAAATTATATTTTTAGAAAAGAACATTTACAATTACAATATGAAGAAGATGATAGTTTAAATAATGAAACATTTTTTAATATTCTTTATAAAATGACTTATATGAATAAAAAAGAAATTGAATATAAATTAAAACAACTATTGCCAGATAAATATGATACTATTGTGCCAAAATTTACTACAGTAGAAACATTTAAATATACAGATTGTATAAAAAATGATGAATTACAACATTTATTACTTAGTATACCTATAATTTTAACAACAAAATATAATTATCTATCTGGAACAATAAAAAATAATTATTATGGATATCAAAATATAGACTATATTATTAATACAAATAGAGAATATATAAAAGAAAAAAAAGACAAAACAGACAAAACAGACAAAACAGTCAAATCAGATAGTATAAATAAACTACAAATTATAAATGATAATTTTTATATTGATAATGATGATTTTCTATATTTAAATTTAAATTATTATAATAAAACAATAAATAATGATTATTTTATACTATTAAAAAATGATTTAAAACAAATTATTAATAATAATAATGATATTGATATTGATAAGAATAATACTATTTTAGAATTTTATTTTCCAAAAGAATTTGAAAATAAAATAAAATTAAATCCATCACAATACAAATTAATATATGATAATTTTAAACTAACCACATATAAAGAAAATATGTTTAATGAGTCAAGTTTTAAAATAAATGAATGTTATTATGAGGATATTATTTTTGATACATTAAGTGATAAATTAAATATAAAATATAATTTATCACAAATATTTAATAATATTAAAACATCTTTTTATAATCCAGTAATTAAATTATTTAATAATGGATCAGAAGCAAATATAAAATTATTTAAAGGTATATTAAATAAATATACGTTAAATGAATTATCACAATTAATCAATCCAAAACATAAAGATAATTATATAAATAAATTAAATAATTTAGATTATATCCAATTTAAATGGCAAATTCCTGAGTTAGAACTTAATAAAACTAAAATAAGTAAAAAAAATCACAATATATTAATAACTATTAACTTTTATGAAAATGGATATATAATATCACATTTTGATACAAATCATATTAAAATGAATATTGACAATAAATTAAATAGTTATTTTGAATATCTTAAAAATACAATTAAAGAAATAAAAAAAATAATAAATATTAAACATTTAAAATTACCAAATTTATCCATTTTATTAAATGAAACAAGTAAAATGATAAATTATTCTACTTTACTCAAAGGCAATATTATTGTTGGTGGTAAAATAAATATATTAAAATGTCAAACAGATCTTGAAACAAAAAATAATAATGGTAAATTAAATAATAAATTATTTATTGACAGAGTAAGAAAACATCTTACTTCTTTTCATCAATTTAGAACACATAAACAAGTTTTAGATAATTTAATAACAATTTATTATAAACAAGTAAATAATTTTTATAGTAATTTAAGTATCATTAAATTTTTAAATTCTAAAATAGAAAATAAAACACAATTAGAAAAGAAACCATTTAGTGAAAAAGAATTAGAAGCCTTATTTAGTTCTTGTGAAAAATTATTTTATATTGATAATAAAAAAATAAAAAAATTATATGATGAACGTGAAAATTATAGTTTGAATAAAAATGATGAATTATTAAATAGTATTGAAATTAAATTAAAGTTTGATAATGAAGGTAATATAGAATTACAATTTGATAATATTGATAAATATCATTCAGTAAAATTAATTTTATTTTATTTTAAAGTATTATTCTCTAACATAGAATATGAAATTAAAAATAGTAATGAAAATCTAATACAAGAGGTTAATATTGATAGTAAAGATAAAATTAAAGATAAAACTGAAGATAAAACTAAAGATAAACATATTATACTAAAATCAAAAAAACAATCAGTAAATAATGGTAAAAAGAGTATAAATATAGATGTTGTAGATGATATAGATGATATAAATTTAGATGATTTAGATATTGATTTAGATGATTTAGATATCGATTTAGATTATACTAAAGATATAAGTGAAGATATAACTGAAAATATAAGTAATTATAATGATCTTGATAAAAGAATTGAAAGTGAAGATAAAGATAAATTAAAAAATACAATACAAAATAAAAATAAAAATAGTGTTGATGAAGAGGATGCCTATTTTCACAAAATTAATAAACAAAATAAAAAACAATCTATTTCTAAATATATGACTAGTGAGAGAAAAAAATATGATATGGAACTTTATTATCCTAAAAAAAGTAATAAAGATTATTCCTATGATAGAGATTGTCAAAAAACAAATATGAGACAACCTTATATAGTTACAAAAAAAGAAATAGATAATTATGATGATCCAGAAGCATTAACAGGTTATATTAAATATAATAAAAATTATTATATTTGTCCTCGCATTTGGGATACAATAGCAAGAAAGCCAATTTCAGCAAAAAGATTTATAAAAAATGGTTTAAAAAGTCCATATGCTTCTAATGGATTATCTATAAGTTTGAATAAATCTATAATTGATGATAAACATACAGTTATTATTAGAAAACCAACATCCTCTTCTTATTGGGAGGATACAACTAAAAATAAAGATTGGCCTACACTTTTAAAAAAAACAGAAAAAGATGCCTATCCTATGTTAATGAAACCACAAAATCATCCTAATAAATTATGTGTTCCTTGTTGTGGTTCTAAAGCACCTGATGATTTCGATGCTAATAAAACAACTATACAACAATTTTTTAAACTAAATACAAATAAAATGGCAAAAGATTGTAAAGTTGATAGCGATCGTGATAGTGAGCGTGATAGTGATAGTGATAGTGATAGTGATAATGGTCATGGTAATATTAAAAAAGATATATCAAAAGATACTTATAAATGTTCTAGTAATATAGAAAATATACAATATATATCTAATGCAATAAATGATTTAGAAAAATGTAGATTTGGATTATTACCAAAAAATATTGATTTGCTTTTAAATAATCAACAAGACATATTTTTAAAAACAACTGGTAATAATATAAAAGAATATAGTAATTTATTTTTAAGACGAGGTATTGATAAAAATTATAAAGATAATATTCTTGAAACATTTTCTGTCATTAGAGAATACAGTTTAGAACAATTAAAAACATTATTAATAAAAAAACTGACTCCAGATGTATTTATAACATTAAATAATGGTGAACTCATAGATATCTATGCATCCAGTAATATTTTACCTAATAGTATAAATGATTTTGATAGATTTAATACATTTATAAGTCAATATAAATTTATGTTTAATTTAATGGATTTTGATTATGCTATAATAGAAAGATTAAAATATAAAGATATTGAAATGTTAAATCAAAAACTTAATAATAATACTATTTTAAGTAATAAATTAGATGATAAAAAATTAAAAGAATATATTGAAGATATAGATAATTTGAAAAAATTATTATTATTTTATAAAATATATACATCCTTTTATAATTTTATAGAACATATTAGTGATGATAAAGAAACCAAAAATTATACACATTTTTTAGATTTATTTAGTAAACCTATAGAATGGTTAAATAAAGATGGATGTAATATATTAATATTTGATAATACCACATCTAAATTATTATGTAATCCATATTGTGATGTATTACGAAAGAAATATATGATTATGATACAAGAAAAAACAAATTATTTTATACCCTTATTTCATATCAATTATATTTATAAAAATAGTTCAATATTAGGTATTTATGATATTAAATATATTAATTTAAATATTTTATCTTATAATTTTTTTGAAAAGAAAAAAATAAATACTAAATTATTAGATTTAACCAAAAAAAGAGATGAAAAATTAATTAATTTAATACAAATACATTCAAATATATGTAAATATGAAAATAAACAAACTACTGAAAAAATAATTAAAGAATTAGATGATTTAGATATAATTATAATTAATCAAATTGCTATGACAACAACACAAATAGAATTTATTAAACTTAATAATAATTATTTATTACCAATCTACCCTTTGGCAATAAGAGTTAAACAAATTAACAATAAATTTAAAATGTTATCAACTGAAGATATGATATCATTAAATAATTATATAGAAATTAAAAATAAAAATTTTGAAAAGAAATTATTACAAAATGGTTATAAAATATCTAAAATTTTTTATGATGAAATGAAGGGATTAATTACCAGTATACAATTTGAAAATAATTTAATAGTGCCTATTATTACAGAAAAATACACCTATAATAATACTAAAACTATAGTTGCAAAAATGATAGACAATAATATGTTAACATCAATAAATGATCCACGTATAGAAAGTTTGTTTCGTCCTGCCTATTTTGACTTTCATTTAGAAATAAGTCCAAAAATAGAAATTATTAATTTAAAAAATAGCATCTATAAAGATTTTATATATAATTATTTCAAATATGAGTTTAGTCGTATTTTACAAGAAAAAACTCATAAATCAATTAAAGTAATGTTAATCAAAGCAATTGATAAATATATAAATAATAAAATTAATTTTAATAATGTCATTGATAATATTGTTGATATCATTATAAATATTATGAAATCACGTATTTATAATTATAATATTAAGAAAGATGGAAATGTAAGTGAAAAAGACACTGCACCAGACATTGCAACTTCAAATTATATTACATTAAAACAGTGTTCTAAAACAAAAAAAGCAACTAAATTTTGTAAATATAATGATAAATCGAAAGAATATTATATAGATATGAATAAAGAACAATTAGAATATTTTAGTTATTTAATTGCAAATGATCTAATCAATAAAAAAATAGAGGCAAATGATATTATAACAGGTGCATTTATACCTGAATTTAATATACGTAATAAAATATATAATAATCCTGATGAGATAATTATATCTTCTACAAGTGCATTATTACATAATATAGAAGATGGTAATTATTCTAAATATAAACAAAATATAGCATTAACTAATTTCTTAAAAGATGAAAAAGAACATATTTTTACAGAAGATGATTTAAAAGTTTTAAATGAAACTAATTACAATGATTTTAATATGAAAATGAATACTGTATTAACTGATGTAGTAGATTTAAGTATAAGAAATGTATTTATAGAAGAACAAATATTTACGACACCATTTGATAAAAATGGTAGTTATAATAAAATTAGTAGTATTAATGAATGTAAATTTCCATATATAGATAAAAAAACAGGAAAATATATATATAAATGTTCACAAAAACCTAATGGATATATGTGTCCCACAAAATTAGATTATACAAGAACAAAAGTTGATGATTGGGGATTTTGTCCAGAAAAGATTGAAACTACAAAAAATCAATTAAAAGTAATTGAAATTGATGCTACTGGTGATGCTAATAATAAAGAATATAAAGAAGGTAAATGTGATTTTCCATTTATTCATAAAACAGATAAACTAGATGAAACTAATGAAACTAATGAAACTAATGAACCACAATATAATTTAAAATATGAATGCAATGAAGTTAAAGATACAAAAAATAAACCATTATTTTCATGGTGTCCAATTAAATATAATATAAATAAAACAAAAAAAAATAATAAAAATGATAATAAAAATGATAATAAAAATGATAATAAAAATGATGATAAAAATGATGATAAAAATGAACATAGTGATTTAAATGAAAATAATAATTTATTAAAAGCTGCATCAGATACTAATACTATTAAAATTGGTAAATGGTATAATGGTAAATTGTTAATTAATAAATTAACAAATAAAAAATATAATAAAGGATATTGTCAACCTCCTTTGAAAACAATTAAAAATAGTAATATAAATAGTAATAGTAATAATACTAAGGATACTAATAATCGTAATACAAATAATGATAATAATAATGATGCTAATAAAATTATAATAACATTAGAAAATTATAAACCCAGTAAATGTAGTATACATTTAACGCAATCAAAAGGTGGGTATACAAAAAATCAACTCTATGATTTTGGTGTTAATTATTTAAAAATAGCTCATACGCAATTACGAAAAGATAATAAAATGGGTGGAACTAAATTGAAAAAAGATATACTTTGTAAAATAATAAATAATAAATATAGAGAAATACAAAAAGGTTATAGTAGTAGCAGTGATGAAAATAAATTAAATGCCTATGAAAAAGATATAGATAGTTGTCCAAATGGTGAAAGTAAAGGTGGTTATTCATGGAATAAATTAAAAGATATTGCTATAACATATTTTGATTTAACAGAAGAGGAAATAAAAAATAAAAACTATAATAAAGAAGATTTATGTAAATATATTTCAAATATAATAAAAAATATTAAAAAAAATAAAGGTGATGTTGATACATTAAGTAGTAATAGTAATACTGATACTGATACTGATACTGATACTGATACTGATACTGATACTGATACTGATACTGATACTGATACTGATACTGATACTGATACTGATACTGATACCAATACTAAATCCAAACATAATAATAGTGATACTGATAAAAAATATAATATGGTTTATGATGGTAATATTAAATTGTGTGTTGAAACACCAAATAGAGGTGGTTTAAATTTAACCAAAGTGAAAAAAATAGCAGAACAGAATTTTAATATTAATACTAAACATAAAAATAAAGAAGAAATATGTAAATTAATTGAAGATAAATTAAAAACTATAGCTAATAAAGATAAAAAGATAATTAATCATAATAAATATAAAAATAATAGAAATAGTAAAGGTGAGATGTCAGAGGAAGATGAAGATGATGAGGAAGATGAAGAAGAAGATTTAGAAGAAGAAGAGGAAGAGGAAGATAAATAATGTAAATAATATGTAATATGAATTTTTATGTATTTTTTATGTATTTTTTATGTATTTTTTTTAGTTTATTTCGTTTAACAAATGTAGATTAATTTCAACAATAAAAATATAGTAGTATATAAATTATATATATAAATATGGAACATAATAAAAATGACATTATTAAATCGTTATTAGAACTTGAATATAGTTTTAATAATAATATTGATTGTGATAAAATCAATAATATTAAATTATGTGAGTTTAGTAGATTATTTATACAAACACTGAATAAAACAAAATTATATTTAGAAAATAATCATAACGATATAAATAAAAATAATATAACCAAAACAAAAATAGTTACAAATATAGATTATGAACAGTTATCAAAATTAAATAATAAATAATAAATAATAATAATTAATTAATAATTAAATTATTTTGGAGATGCATTTTCAATATCAATTCCAACAGTAGGTTCATTTAATAACATCAATGCCATAGCTGCATAATTATGTAAATCTAATAATGTATCTTTAATACCTTCATCGTTAATCAGATTGACACCATTTTTTGTTATTGATAATGAACGTTGTATTTTATCTTCAATACGCATTAAAACACCAATAACACCAAATTTAGCAAAAGCATCACCATAATCAATATTTTTTTTTCTAAATAATTCTAAAGCAGTGCTTTGAACTTGTTTCATTTGATCTACTCTATCCATCTTTATATTTATTGATTAATAATTGTATTTATATTTTTAATAATATTTTTTTTTTGTTTATATTTTATATTTATATTATTTTTTTATATTAAATATATTTTCGTTTACTTATTTTTTATTATTATTATGTATTTTTATTATTTTTATAATTCAGATAATATTCACAACTAAAAAGAGCTTCGTGAGTAATATGTTGTTGCCAATATAGAACATTATTTACATATATATCTTCATCGTCTTCATCTTTTGCATATTTATTATTTGGCATTAATAGATATTCAATACAAAAATCAGGTGTGAGTGTTTGGGTATGTAATATAGCTAATAAAGAAAAATGGTTAATATTTTCTTTGAGATATTCAATTGAATATGTATTTTTGTTTTTATATAACTCATCGTCTCTTAATTCATCCTCATCACTATCATCATTCATTATTATTTATAGTATAATTTATGGTATAATTTATAGTATAATTTATATTTATTATTATTATATTTATTATTATATTTATTATTTTTAAATATCTAAAATATTTATTTTATTTTGTAAGCATATAGTAAAAAGTAAAAGTAAAAGTAAAATGAAATTAACAAAAATACCAATAAGATATTTGCCAAAAAGTTTATCAAGAAAAGATAAAAAATCACAACTTAAAATGTTATTAAAGTAAAAAAAACTATATACAAAAAATAAATATTATACACGTAAACGTCTCTCATCTTATAAAAATAAAAAATCAAATCATATATTAAATGCCCGTAAAATATATAACATACAAAATATAACACCTAATAAAGAATTATCATTAAAAACAGGTTGTAAATTATCAGCATTAAAACAAATTGTTAAAAAAGGCGAGGGTGCATATTATTCATCTGGTTCAAGACCAAATCAAACCGCACAATCGTGGGGTTTAGCACGATTGGCAAGTTCATTAACTTCAGGAAAAGCAGCAGCAGTAGATTATGATATAATTACAAAAGGTTGTAAACATAATAAAAAAGCATTTATTTTGGCAAATAAGTCAAGAAAAAAATATCAATACGGACATTCAAAAACAAAAAAAACAACAGTTGAAATATGAAAAGTGAAATGTATAAATATATAAAATAATTTAATAATAATTTAATAAAAATGAAAAAGTAAATAATTAAAATACATTTTTTTCAATTTAAAGAAATATGTATTATTACATATGCGCCAGTAACTCAGTTGGTAGAGTATTGCTCTTATAAGGCAAGGGTCGCGGGTTCGAGTCCCGTCTGGCGCATATGTATATTATTTTGAAGTTCAAGTTTTACTTTTTTGCCATCTACATATACCATTTTTATTTGGTTTAGATATATACATATTTCCATTATTTCCTTTCATTGTTTTACCACAATTTTTATTTGCTGATGATGTTGGTGATGGTCTTGATGGTCTTGATGGTATAGTTGGTACATCATTATGTTTTTTGGTTTTAGTAGTATTATTCTTTTCTGGTTTTATAAAAGTCCATTTTTTCTTTATTTTATCTAAATATAATAATTTAGTATTAGGAAGAGGTTTCCAATTTTTTAAATATTTTTTATATTCTTCACCTTCACCTTTACCTTTATTTGTAACATTAATTATATAATACCCTTTATTATCTTTGAAGATAGATGAACCATCTTTCCATGATCCGTAATCAATATTACCTATTAATCCATATTTTTTTAACATTATTTATATTATATATTATATATTATATATATATTAATTTATCTTTATCTTTATCTTATATTTATCTTATCTTATCTTATCTTTATCTTTATTTTTATCTTTATTTTCAGGTTATTGGTTGTGATACATTTTTAATTTTATGTTTTGTTGTTAATAGATGTTGATTGTATTTATTTTCATTACTAACACCATAATCACAAAATTCGCAATAAAATTTAAATTTTGTTTTCTTTGTTTCTTTATTACTATGATTATTTAATATGTGTATTAACATTGTTGATTTTTGTTTTGTTGTATATATATGACATAAATTACAGGTTAATTCGTCTTGTCTATCATTTCGAGTTTTTCTATGTCCTGTTTTATGTAGTTCTGTTTCACAATGTATTAAATAATGGGCATTACTTGTAAATGTTTTATTGCATTTTTCACAATGTTTTATACGAGTTGTATCTTCCATTATTTATAATAATTATAAATAATAAATAATAAATTATTTGTTTTATTATTTATAATTAGATTTATTTTATTTTTAAATATAATAAATAAAAATAAATTTAAAACTAAAAATTGAAATATAAATATAAGAAATAAATAAATAATTTATATATTTACGAGAATGTTATCTAATAAAAAACTTATTAAACTTAAAAAACCTAATAGTGTAAATCAAATAATTTATAAAAATACTAAAGAAAAAGGTGATTTATATGAAAAATATATCTATTATCATTTGTTAGAAAGTAATAAATATAAAAATGTCTGGTTATGGAAAAATGTTCCAGAATATGAATTATTGAAATCTGGTATTATGGATAATTGGAATAATGCCAGACTAATAAGAAAAAAAGAAAGTATAGAGAATATAGATAATATAAACAATGGTGATGATAATAGATTACCTGATTTTGCAACAGATTTATTTTCAGTAGAAAATAATGATGAAACTAATACTAATAAATATAGTATTATTCAATGTAAAAATTATGATGAAACTAGAAAATTAAGACCTGAACATTTAGGAACATTTTATTTTATGATGTATAGATATTCAAAATTTGTAAATGGTTTAGTATTTCATACGAATGATTTATGTGAAAATCTAATAAATCATACTCATACAAACGATAATATTAAATATAATAAAGTTAATATGGATAATAAAAAAATAGAATTATATAATTTACATACAGAAAATGAGATTAATAGAGATAATGATAAAATAAATAATAAAAAACTTAAACCATTTCAATATCAAATTGATGCATATGAAGCATTAAAAGGTAAGCATAGAACTGTATTACAAATGGCTTGTGGAACAGGTAAAACATTAGTTTCTATTCTACTTGCGAAAGATTATAAGCAAAATATTATTATATCACCATTAAAATCATATTGTGAACAAAATATGGAAAGATTTCAAAGTCAAATGCCTAAAAGTTATTCTATGTTGATAATAGATAGTGATAATGATGGTAGAAATATAGATAATATTACTGAATTTATAAAAAAGAACCCAAAAATATGTATTTTTGTCACTTATAAATCAATAGATATCATAAATACATTAATGAATAATAAATTATTTAATAATTATTTTGTAATTATTGATGAATTTCATAATATTTCATATCAGGATTTAGAAAATCCAGAACTCAAAGTGGATGAGGCAGATTTTGAAGATGATGATAGTGAAGATGATGATAGTGAAGATGATGATAGTGAAGATGATGATTATGATAGTGAAGAAGATATTGAAGAAATAATAAGTGATACAAGGGTGTTAGAGGGGCTGAAGCCCTCGGAAACAAAGGAGCCCTCGCAAATGTATAAATTATTACATAGTGATAGTAGAATTATGTTTATGAGTGCTACACCAAGACTATTTGGAGATGACTTAGATGCAACAGATGATACTGAAATTGATAATGAAATTGATAATGATATCTTTGGAAACATTGACTATACTTTTTCAATGAGTGATGCTATAGACCAAAATAGAATTTGTGATTATAAAATATTTGTCCCAACTTTACATATAGCTAAGGAGACAGGAATAGAATTAATTTATAACGAGGCAAATTTGAAAGATTATGATAAAGAATTAATTATTAAGGCAAGATATGTAATTAAAGGTATGATGGAAATGGGTAGTAGAAAATGTATTATCTATTTACAAAATCAAAATGAATGTAGAGAAATGACTAAAATTATTAACGAACAATGTAAAAATTATTTTGCTATTACTCATAGTTGTAATTATATTATATCTGGTGATTTAAGAGATGAAAGGAAACTTAAACTGAAACAATTTACTGATTTTGATGGTTATAGTTTTATATGTAGTGTTGATATTTTGAATGAATGTATAGATATTCCTAAATGTGATAGTATTTTCATAGCATATGCAAGTAAATCAAAGATTCGCAATATACAAAGATTATGTAGAGCAAATCGTAAAGATAAAGAAAATCCTAATAAGATAGCAAATATATTTTTGTGGTGTGATGAATATAAAGATGATTTGGTTGATTTTATATCACATATAAAAGAATATGATTGTAAATTTTCATTTAATAAGATTAAGAGATTAAACGTTACTAATCAAGGTAAAACTTTAATGATGCCAGAAATAGAGGCTGGTGAGAGTAAAGAGTTGGAGAATATAGTTGTGGGGTTTCGAGGTATAAATAATTTTGATAGTTGGATAAAAAAATATGAAGAATTAAAACTATTTATTAATACTTATAATAAACGTCCAACTAAAAGTAGTAATGAAGAACACATATTATTAAGATGGATAGATAGACAAAAACAAAATTATGATAATAAAAAAGTAATTATGAAAAATGAAAAAATTTATAAATTATGGTCTAATTTTATTAATGATGAAAAATATAAAAAATATTGCCAATTACCAACAATATTGGAAAAATTTTATAATAATTTAAATAAATTAAAAGAATATATTGATATTAATAAAAAAAGACCTCCTCATCATTGTAAAGATAAGAATACTAATTTTATATCTCAATGGCTAATACATCAACAAAATGCTTATAATAAAAAAATACATATTATGAAAGATGAAACTATTTATAAATTATGGACTAATTTTATTAATGATGATAAGTATAAAATATATTTTAAATCACAATATGATATTTTTATATCTGTTTTAAATAAATTAAAAATATATATTGATACTAATAAAAAAAGACCATCATGTGACAGTAAAGATAAAAATATTAAAAGTCTTGGTAAATGGATATGGACAAAACAATCAAATTATAATAAAAAAACTGAAAATATGAAAGATGAAAATATTTATAAAGAATGGACAAATTTTATTAATGATGATAAATATAAAGAATATATGTTATCACCTTATGATTATTTTATATATAATTTAAAAAAATTAAAAATATATATTGATATAAATAAAAAAAGACCATCAGAAGATAGTAAAGATAATGATATACAAATTCTTGGTAAATGGACAAATTATCAAGGAACAAATTATAAGAAAAAGCAAAAAAATATGAAAAATGAAAATATTTATAAATTATGGAGTGAGTTTATTAATGATACTAAATATAATAAATATTTTCAATCTATGGAAGGATTGTTTAATATTAAATTAAATGAATTGAAATTATATATGGATATAAATAAACAAAAACCATCATCGCATAGTAAAGACTCTGATGAAGACACTAAAATTATTGGTAATTGGTTATCAACACAAAAAAAAAATTATCTAAATAAAATAAATAATATGAAAGATGAAAATATTTATAAAGAATGGACAAATTTTATTAATGATGAAAAATATAAAAAATATTTATAAATAATTATTTTATATATTTTTAAGTTTAAGTTTTATTTTTTTAATTTATTGGGTTAATAAACTTCCTTTTCCAGCCCAAAAATCTTCGTTTGTTGATTTATTCATATAACTTTTGTGACAACGGGTCGAATAATCTAGATCGCGTGTAAGGAGCCTCGACAAAACCCCGCCTCTTTTCCAGGATTCGTCATTTGACTCTTGTATAATATGAATAGGGTTTTGTACGTTATATTCGAGGTATGGCAATAATGGGGTCCATATTTGAGGTATCGTAATACCACTGAGGGTGTTGCTAGATCTCTTGATTGATGTCGGTTCTGCAAACTTCAATTGGGTGTCCTCATCTACTTTGAAAACCCCTTTTGACATTAGGGGAACCGTTTTATAAGGACGTTCAAATAATTGTTGATTGCATTTGGGATATTTCTTGTGTAAGCCAACACGCAATTTGCTGCCATCATCGACAACACAAGAGGCTTCACCATATCCATTTTTAAATGGCATACAAACATTATCGGTGGCATTTTTAACTGTATTTGGCATTAAACATTCGCAATCGTATAAATTGGTAACACCATAGTTACCTGGACCAATGGATTGTCGAGTAGATATATCAACAAAACATTTATCATCATGAGACATAGCTTTGTAATTAACATTGAATTTTTTTGAGCCATCAATATTAATACAATTGCGTTCTTGTTGCATCATAGTATTATTTTTATCAAAGTTTAATTCATTAGAACTCATTTTAAATAATTTATATTTTAATATATTGTATTATAGTTATAATATATTTTATTTTATTAATATTAATATTAATTATTCTATTATAATATAATATTTATTTTATTTTGATTTTTTTAAACAATAAAATTTAATATTTATTCTTTATAAAATTTAATATTTTATTATAATTATAATTATAATTATAATATAAAAAATGTTTTATTAATTTATTATAATATCTATAAAAAATAATAAAAAAATAATAAATATTTATTAAATAATAATTACGTATAATATATATATTATATTTCGTAATTAACAATAATTAAACTAAAATAATAATTAAATAATAAATTTATTATATTAAAATTAATTTATAATTATATTTATATTATATTTATATTATATTCATATTATATTTATAATGTCTAAATCAACAATACCAATTTGTAAATTACCTGATGAAGAATGTAATATTTTATTTAAATCTGTAATAGAAAAATTAAAAATAGAAAACCCAACATTCTTTTATCCTATTTATAAAAAGTTAGTAAATAATGATACAACTAATCCTGAAGAATTACAAAATTTTGTTCTAGATAGTAAATATAAATGTAAAGAAATATTAGAAAAATTAGTTGATAGTGATGATGAAGAAGTCTTTGATACTGATGATGAAGAAATGAGTGATGATGAAGAAAATGATGAAGATAATGATAAAGAATATAAAGAAGATAATACAGACAGTGAAAAATGTTCTGATACTAAAAGTATAAATAGTAATGATAGTAATACAGATGATGAGTTAATTGATATGCGTGTATTAAATGATGAGATAAAAGATATACCTATTGAAGATGAGAATAATATGGAAGAAGAAGATTTAGATAATTATGATAATTATGATGATAAAGAAATTGAAGAAGCAATAAGTAATACTTATATGGCTATGGCAATGATAGAAAAAGTGGATACAAAAACTGGCGAAAAGATATGTAAAGAAGAAATGATACATATAAAAAAAACAGCACTACTTGACCCTTTAAAGGTTATGAAAGATGAATATGTGATACCCTCTAAAATACAAAATAAAAATATATCAGATGATACATTGAAAAATACTATGACTAAATTAAACTCTTATAATAATTGTGGTCACGTTGAATCATTATTTTTATATCTTGGAAATAAATTAGTAGAAACTGGTAAATGTCCTTCTTTTCCTTATTATTATGGTTGTGTAAATGGTGAAGATCCTAATTATCATCATAATATAACTGATGAATATGAAGCAGTATCAAGAACAAAATGGTTTAAAGATCGTGTTAAAACAGACTTTGATTTATTAATTATTGAAGATGGTGATATTGAAAATTGCGAAGAAGAAAATAGAAAAATACGTAAACCATCACGTTGTCGTAGTCATGGTAGTGGCAGTGAAAGCAGTGAAAGTGAAAGTGAAAGTGAAAGTGAGCAGGATTTAGAGCAGGATTTAGAGCAGGATTTAGAAAATCCCGCGCGCAAAGCAGCTTTTAAAAAAAGCCGCGCCAAAAAGCAGGTAAATAGTGAAGAAGCAAGAGAGCTCGAGGGGCTGAAGCCCTCGCAAGAAACAAGGGAGCTCGAGGGGCTGAAGCCCTCGCAACTGAAGCCCTCGCAATTTATTAAAAATATGGATGATGAAGACCTTGATATTAAAGTGAATGATAGTGAAAATAATAGTGATAATGAAGATACTATAAAAACACAAGATGGTGGAACTTGTATTGATGATAATAAATCTACTGATAGTATTAAATGTGATTCTGAATGTAATGATAGTCATAATCATACACATACTGAAAAATGTAATGCTGATTGTGATGCTGATTGTGATGCTGATTGTGATGCTGATTGTGATGCTGATTGTGATGCAGATTTTATTGAAGAATTAAGTGATGTTGATAAGGATAATTTATCAATGACTGATTTTGAAGATAAACCAGGTAATATGTATTATATAAAATGTGAAAAAATGCCGATTAGTCTTTCACTTATGGAAAAATTAGATGATACTTTAGATAATATATTAGATGATGATTATAATATGAGTGAAACAGAATGGTTTGGAATGTTTTTTCAAGTATCCTTTGGTTTAGCTGTAGCACAGAAATATTTTAATTTTGTGCACAATGATTTACATTCAAGTAATGTTATGTTTAAGAAAACACTTCTCAAATATTTATATTTTCAACTTGATAATCAGTATTATCGTATACCTACTTATGGTAAAATTACTAAAATAATTGATTTTGCAAGAGGAACATTTAAATTTGGTGATAGATGGGTATTTAGTGATCAATTTAAAGAAGATGGTGATGCACATGGACAATATGATTATCCAGTAGATGGTAGTTTGAAGAATTGTGAACATAAACCAAATCCTAGTTTTGATTTAGTTCGTCTTGGAACAACTGTTATACAAAGATTAGATGATTTATCTAATGTGCGAGAGTTTGTAGAACAAATTACATTAGATGATTATGATAATAGTGTGTGTTATGATGAAGATACATTTGACCTGTATATTGATATAGCTCGTAATTGTCATAATGCGGTGCCATTAGAAGTTATGAAACGTAAAGAGTTTGAAAAATTTAAAATACAAAAAACTAAAATACCCAAAGGGCAATATGTTTTTAAGTATTAAGTATTAAGTATTAAGTAAAATAAATTGCTATTATTATTATTTTTATTTTATTATATTTTTAATTTTATTTTTAATTTTATCTTTAATTTTATCTTTAATTATTTATAAAATAATATATATATATATATATATATATATATAATAAAACTATATAAAATGAATAAATCATATAAATTATCAAAGAATAAGTTAAAATATAGAATGAATAATTATACTAAAATAAATAAATTAAAAGGAGGGAATATTTGTAATTTATTTAATAATTCATCAAAAAAGAAAGCTGTTAATGAATCTTTATCTTTATTAGTCAGTCAACCTTCTAAGGTTGAAACACTTACCCCTGCATCCAGAACAAGACAAGTTTTAAACTCTTATCCAGCTGCACCTAACCTTGTATCTATCCCTGCAACCAGAACAAGGCAAGTTTTAAACTCTTATCCAGCTGCACCTAACCTTGTATCCAGATCTATAACAAGTCAACAGTCTGTAATTGCTGATAAACCTCATAATAAAACCAGGGGAAGGGGAAGGGACAGAGGCAGAGGGAGTGGCACAGATACGGTTACTTCAATTAAAACATCTAATGTTGAAACTTCTTCTAAAAGTTTTAAACAAGAGAAAAAGAAACAACCATTACAAATTACAATACCTAAACCTAAACATGTAAATCAAAGACAAATATCACCTAAAGAACAAAATGCAATAGAAATGCAAGAAGAAAAAAATAGAATAGATAGAATAGCATTAATAAAAGGGAAAGAAAATGACACATCATATAGAGCTAAATATGTAATTCTAAATAATAAAATTACATTTACAATACCTCCTACCCGACCACAAATAATAAAACCAGTTAGTAGACTATTTCCAAAATTAAATAGCATCATAGATACAAGAAAGGCTATATATAAAACATTTTATGTTGATCTTCCAAATAGTGAAGCTTCTCAGGCAGAGCTCAATGCTATAAAACTATTATCATTATCTAATTTAATAACAACTAAAAATTTATATAAATCTATTAATTATGAATATTTAATACAAAATGATAGTCTTAATCAAGACAAAGAAATAATAAAAGTAAAGAAAAATTCTAATCTTGTATTTAATTTTTTTAATTGTATTAAGGCACCTGTAACAGGTGATACATATTTTGAACCTTATATAACAAACACAATGGCAGGTAGTATTTTAATATTAGAAGAAAAAGTTGGAAATGTAGATAGTAAAAAATTATATAGATATGAAATAATTGGTCTATCATATAATGAAGTTTATAAAATGTGTGAAATTATATTAGATATATTTAATAATCTAAAACCAATATTGGATATCCCACATAAAGACTCTCCAAAATGGATTGCAAACATTTTACCAATATATATTAAATATAGTAAACTAATGGATACAATTGATACAAAATTACACGAAGCTTTTTCAAGAGAAATTGAATATGTATATGAATAAAAAATTAAAATGCTAAACAAAATATCAAATACGGAGATAGTTGGATTCGAACCAACAACCTAGCGGTTAACAGCCGCTCGCTCTAGCCAATTGGAGCTATATCTCCAATTATAATATAATAGGTTTTCTTTAAATTGAAAAAAATGTATTTTAATTAAATTAAATTAAATTAAATTAAATTAATTTATTTTAATTAAAATTAAAATTTAATTTTTAAAAAATTATTTTCTAATTTATAATTAATAAAGAAATAATTATAATATTCAAAATCTATATTTATAATAATCATATAATATTATATTAAAATGGTTAATAAAAAATCAATGCGTAATATTAAACGTAAATCTCGTAAACAGTCTCGTAAAAATTTAAAAAAACAAATTGGTGGAGCAAAAAATCCAAATGTAGGCGCTGTTATACAGCATATTAAGGATAATTATAATAGTTTTAGTGCCGGTAATAAGGAAAAAATAGAAGAAATTATTGATGATCAAAAAGCAATTTTACTATCACTATCTCCTTCTGCCGCTGCAGCTGGCACTGGCGCCGCCCCTGCTGCCACTGATGCCCCAAAGATCGGACATGCTATAAGTAAAAAGTCTGTCAAAGATGCAGCTACAGCCGCAGCTACAACCGCAGCTACAGTAGCCGCCTCTACAGCTACAGCCGCCGCTACACCCAAAAGCGTCGATGAATATATAAAACATTTTAAAGAAGAATTAGAGGATCCCAACGATACTTTATCTAAATTAGATACACAAATATATAATGTTTTATTATTTGCTTGTCATATATTAGAAGTTTTTGAGAAAGATGCATCAGGCAAACCATCAGAAGCAACTAGTATACGAAAACATATAAATAATATTTTATCTAAAATTAATAATTTATTAGCTAAACCATCAATAAAAGAAATAACAGAATATGAAGAATTTAAAGAAATTCAAAGTTTTAACAAAAAATATAATAATTGGTTGCTTGGTATGGAAGATGAAAGAAAAAAAATGATAGCTGATATGAATTTAGGAAAAAATAAAATGTATTTATCTGGTGCAGACGAATTTGATCATACAAAAAAACTAAAATACAATAATCATAACGAATCAGGTGAACAATATAAATGGAAAAATTAAGCAATCATAATATATTCTTCCAAAATTTAATCCATATTCACCTCCATATCGGCTGGTTTCCAATATTCAAATTTATTACCAATAGGTCTTTTAATAATTAAAGGTATTTTTCTTTGTCTCAATTCTTCTTCTGCAATGGAAATAACGCTTTGTCCTGATATATATTTTACATTAGGGTTTGCACCCTCTTCAATTTGTTTTGCTCTTTTACCAATTAATAATGCCCGTTCATATTTTGTAATTTTAGGCATTGTCACATTTTTTGTATAATCATAATTCATCATAACATATCTAAAATCTAAATCATCATCGCCAAACATATCCACAGTATTTACAATTTTAGTTGAAGCAATAATAGTTTTAGGTTTAGAATGATTATGTATTTTATTATCAGTAGTATCTTTATCTTTTTCTTTGTCTTTATTTTTCTCTTTTTCTGTATCTTTCTCTTTCTCTTTATCTTTTTTTGTCTTTTCTTTTTTAATTAATGTGTCAACTTGTTGTTTTGGTTCAATTTTAGTAGCTACTTCTACAGTATCAATATCTTCTACTTGATTATTTTCAGTATCAATATCTTCAGTTTCAACACTTTCTTCTTTAATATCTTCTTCAGGTTCAGCCTCATCCCCATCATCATCCCCATCATCATCTTTATCCTCATCTTCTTTATCATCATCTTCTTTATCATCATCTTCTTTATCATCAGACTCATCAGCATCCTCCTTATCCTCATCATCATCCTCATCCTCATCCTCCTCCTTATTAGGAGATTTAACTATAGGTTTAATAATGGGTTCAATAATAGGTTGTTTTGTTTTAATAATACTAATATTTGGTTTAATAATTTGTTTATTTTCATCAAGTTTTGCAACTTTAATTATCATAGGTGTAGTTGGTTCTGTTATATCTTTTTTTTTTTGAAGTATTAGTTTTTTAGGAGGCATTTTAATAAAGTTATAGTATATTTATAATATTAAGTTAATAGTTAATAATTAATAGTTAATATTTAATAGTATATTATATATTTATTATATATCTTATTTTTATATTAAATATAATAATCATTTTTTAAATTCAATTTTAAATTTAGATAAAAATTAATAAAAACATTAATAAAAACATTAATAAAAAACATTAATAGATTTTAGACATTAATTGTACTACATCATTTTCAAAATAATAAATAAGAAATCCAGATCCTATACCAAGTAATCCACCAACAGTGACTTGTTGAATAGTATGACAGCCTTCAATATAAACTCTACTATATGATATATATGCTGCAATAAATAATACTAATATACAAGATAAGATTAACCATATATATCCAAATGTAGTGATTACTTTATTATTTTTATTATTATTATACCAATTATTAATTATTTTACAAATAATATAGGTTGCTATAGCCCAAGACATTTGACTGTGTCCACTTGGCATACCATAGCTGGTTGAAGGTATATCATCTAAAGTAAATTGACATCCATTTGCTTTAGGAGGTCTAGAACCGATACCTAATATAGGTAAAGAAGTTCTATTTAATAATTCATAGATTGGTTTTACAAATAAATGTTTAATTATCCAATTAGAACCTAAAATAGAACAGTAACATATAAATAAATAAAATGAATTATAAGATGGTGCTATAATACAATTTAATATTGTTAAATAAAAAAAAACTACAGGTGATGTTCTTGATAAGGTAGGATATAATTCTTGGCGTTTAATCATTTATCTTTATTTTATCTTTATTTTATCTTTATTTTATCTTTATTTTATCTTTATTTTATCTTTATTTTATATTTATTATTTTATATTTATTTTTTATATTTATTTTTTATATTTATTATTATATATTTATATATAAATATATAATAAATAATAAATAATAATAGATAATAAAAATGAATAATATGTATAAAAATGAAACTATTGTAATTTTCTGTTGTATTTTAATAATTTTAATAAGTTATTGTTTGTATTTATTATATACTAAAATGAATAAAAAATATATAGAATTTTTTGGTTGCAGAAGAGATAATGATAGTAAAAGAAATAAAATGATGTCAATATACAAAAGTGATGATATTTTAGACCCTGACGAAGATCCTGATGATGAGAATGATGATCCAGATAGCACAAAAGGACGTGATCCAGACGCATAACTAATAATTTAGTTTTACACCTTTTGAAGTTTTTTAACTTATTTTATTTTGTTTAAGTTTTGCTTCTGTTATAAATTTATCAAGAATAGAAATACAAGATGATCCAGGTGTATGAATTTTATTATTTGTTTTTTCTTCTAATTTTTCAATACTTAAATTTTTATTTTTTTCAAATAAACAATTACAAATATCTTTACTCACTTTTTTATTAAGTTGTATACCATCTACCACCTTTGTTTTTACTTTATTAATACAATTTTTATTAATATTATCATGCATTTCTAATAAATTATAAAATTCACCAACACTTGTCATAGATTTAATATCACTTGGTTTTGATAAAGTAGTTAATGATTTACTTTTTTTAAAATCTAAAATGGATGTCATTGAGTTTAAAGTATTTGTTGTCATATTACTTTTTTGTTTACTTCTACTTGTATGTGTACGATTACGTTTACTTTTAGTTTTAGTTTTACTCTTAGTTTTACTCTTAGTTTTACTCTTAGTTTTACTCTTAGTTTTACTCTTATTCTTAGTTTTACTCTTAGTTTTACTCTTAGTTTTACTCTTATTCTTAGTTTTACTTTTACTTGTACTTTGTTTAAGTTTTTTATTTTTTTTATAACTTTTAGTTTTTTTTACCATTATATATTTTATTTTAATACTATATAGTTATATTTGAAATATTTTATTTATTTTACTTATTATTTATAACAAAGAAAAATAAATAAACTATTCCAGATATAAATATACACAAACACTTAATAATAAAATAATATAAAATACAAAATATATTAAATAGTTGATGTCACCATATAGTTTTTCATTACTTTCATAATAGTAGTATATTATAGGTAGTATAATACTTTTCAAATATATACCCATAAAATTGGGTCTAAAATATTTTACCAAATTATCTTTTTCTAAAATATAAAACAACCAAAATATTGGTAATAAGTGCCAGACTATTACTAATATTACAAATTGTGTTTTATAGTTATCTCTACCTTCTTTTATAGGTAAATATGATGATAGTATTTCTTTCATAAATTCATCTAAATGATTAAATAAAATATATGTAATGATAATAAAATTGACAATCATTAATGGAGACATTATAAATAATATTTCATAAGCATTCATATAATAAGCAATTATACTAACAATAATTGATAAATTAGAAATAAAACGAAAAGATAACATAGATTTAATCCAAAAACTTAATGGTAATATTTTATTTTGTTTATTAAAAACTATATCATTTTTAGTTGATAATTTCATTATAATTTATAATTATTATATATATTTATATTTATAATTATAAAATAATATATTTTATAAATATAATAATTATATAAACTAAAAAATGACTATTTTAAATATAATTAAATATTTTTTTTATACTATAGCAATTTTGTATAGTATTTATCTTTTATATGGTATAATTATAATTACAGAAATTTTATTTAATGATAAAAAAATACCTACAAATACACCTGCAAATACACCTGCAAATACACCTACAAATACACCTACAAATACACCTACAAATACACTAATAGAAAATAAATCTGATATATATATTGAAACTACACAAACACAATTACTAAATGGTAAAATTACAAGTGTATCATTAATTATAATCGCCTTGTTATTTCTAGGCTATTTAGCTTTTTTTAATATACATACTATAGATTTATATATCCAATATTTATTTCTAGTTTTGAAATAATAATATATTATTAACTATAATTTATAAATATTTATAAATATAATTTTAAATATTTATAAATAATAGTTAAAATTATATTTATAAATAATAGTTAATAATAGTAATAAATAATATAATAATAAATATAAAATATAATAATAAATATAAAATATAAAATATAACATAATGTCAGCTATAAATACAAAACCAACTCCAACATTTAAACCGTATAACACTAAAATTAATACTTCAATTATAAATAAAAATAATAGTGAATTTCTTATAAAAGATTGTAATGGAAATATAAATATAGATGGTAATAATCGGTCAGAACTTGATACCCTTTTCAATCAAGACTCACCCTATAAATATCCAGCTCTTATTATTTGTAATGATAAATTAGTTCAACAAAATCGCGATATTTTACAAAAATATTCAGATGTTATTTATGATGAATGTGATAATCGTTTTAATATGAGAAATTTAACTAATTCTGCAGGGCTTCTACAAGCAGGTTATTCAAAAAATATTGATGTTGATAGTCATTTAAAAAATATAAATTATTATACTGATAAATGTTATTATGATAATTGGAAACTTAATCCAAATGATCCTAAATTAGATAAATGCGATGGACTTAAACATAATGTAAAAATATTAATTCCAGATTATGCACCAGTAGGACGTGATTATGCAGATTGTAGAGGTGTGTGTGAGCAGACATCCCCTTGTGATATGACACCTCCTACAGATTTAAATTGCGAAACAGATGTTAAAAAAAGATATGATTTTTCTAAACAAAAATTACAAAAAGAAAGTTGTATCAAGCCTGCTGATTGGGTTTCCTTCAAACATGCTCCAACACCAACACTAACACCAGATATAAATAATCTTTCTAAATTTCCTAATGAAAAACGAACACGTGAAATGTTAAATACTATTAATAAAGATGTTCAACATGATTATTATAAATTCTTTGAAAATAATAAATGTCAAGTATTTCCTCAACAACGTCTATTTAATAATGTTACAAAAAGGTCTATGTTACCAACACACCACAATTTAGAAGATATGGGACCTAAATATTTAGCATAAAGTATTTTAATTATAAAATATTTTATTTTTTTTTTAATTTTTTTTTTAATTATCTAATCATTCAATCATCCAATTATCTAATTATCTAATTATCTAATCATTCAATTATCCAATGATCCACCAATCAGTTCCATCACTTTGTAATTTTATAAATGATGTTATGACAGTATAGGTTCCTCCTACAGTATCAATATTACTACCATTAGGATTAATATAAAGAGTAAACCCTCCAATTTGCTTTAATATATAAATGCGACCAATCAGATTATTTCCATTTACAGGTAAAGTAATTGTTATATTATTACTTGATATATCACATATGACTGTATAATGTGTGCAATCCAGAGTCATATCTATATCTGTAGAAATAATAGGTAATGACATTGAACCGTTTACACTTAAAACTGAACTTGGAGTAGTTGTATTTACACCTGTGAAACCAGAAGATTTGTCAACATTTAATCCAGCATAATGTATAGACACTGTTTTACCTACATAGGTACTAAGATTACTATTTACAGTTAATTTATTATTAACACCACCGGTTAAATCAACACTTTCTATAGTGCAACTTGTATTAACATCATTTTCTACTATTAAACTACCACCATAAAACATTTTCTTCTGTTCTAAAGTTAAACCTGTAAATAACTGATTTAAATAATCTAATGTAATTAGTGTTCCATCACCAGAAGTTGTAATTATAGTTGATTTAATATTAAGATTTCTATGTTCTGGTGAAACACTAAATATATGTGCAGGATTTGTAATATCTATGCCAATATTACCTGTATTTAATATACTCATACGATTTTCAAGACCATATGTATCATCATTATTAGTTGAAAAATCAATACGACCAATTGGTTTATCTAAAGTAGTATTTTTTGACCCACTAATACCACATAAAACTCTGGTTTTAATATTATTATTATTATCATTTATACTTGTACCACCACCAAAATAAATATTACTTCTTTCATCAAAAACACTTGTATTACCAGTATCATTACTATACACACTTTGTAATAAAAAAGAACATTCTTCAGTTGTAGTAAGTGTACTTGCATGAAGTATAGATAATGGATTATTTTCACCAATACCAACACCTGATGAAGTCATTGCCATTAAATTATTAGTAAGTGCTCCAGTTTCAGTTCCATCATTAATATAAAAACGCATTGATGCTTTATTATCTACTGCATTTTCATAATGTGATGTTTCAATACGTCCTAATTGTACATATGGATTATTAGAATTTATAGCATTATAACTTCTAAAATTCACAGCAGTTTGTCTACTCTGATCACTATTATCAATTGACATATTAGTAATCGTCATTTCTGGTATTAAATTAGTATTGCCAGAAACACCACTAATTTCTAACATTGTTGATGGTTTAGAAGTCCCTATCATCATATTACCATAATTATCAATATTACCACGAATGGAATCACTATTATCAAAAAAAGAATAAATACTAGGTCGACGTAATATAGATTGATAGGTAATAGAAGCTTCTCCTAAATTATAGACAATTCTATCTAGTGTTAACTGTGTATTACTAATAATAGTAATAACGGTATAATCTTCACTATCTATAACTATAATATCACCAATAGTAAGTTCATTTAAAAACTGTGTTTGTATGCCTGTAACATTTATACTATTTATATAAACTGTTAAATCACCACTTAAAATGGTATAAGGTAATGGACGACTACTTAAATTATTAATTTTACCATCATCATCAATGACAATGGATTGATTATGAGTTGCATTAGCATTTGGACTTAAAAATAATGAACCTTTACCAGGAAGGTTAGGATTACCATAAGTATAAAGTTGTGTTATTTCACTTGTTGTAAGAATACTATTATAAATTCTCAGTTCATCCATATTACCACGATAGTAATTCATATTACCATCACTAGAACCAAAATATGTTTTATAAGAACCGTGTAATGACGCTGTAATATCACCTGGTGTCACTACTGAATTTTCTAATACACCATCAATATACATTGAAATACTACAATTACTATTAGAAATACTTACTGTTTCAACAATATGATGCCAGTTTGTATCATTTAATAATGTAGAACCTTGTAATCCAATATCAAATATAATATCAACATTGGAAGGGTCGTGTGTTGTTACATTTGATGTGAAAACTATAGTACCATTGCTATTAATATCTGAAACATTTAATAAATAAGTTCCAGGTATATTTAAATCACCGCCGTTTGAAATAAGAGTATAATTAACTCCAGTAACTATTTCAGATGGTATATTTATCCATAGTGATATAGATAATTGATGAGAACCTGTTTCTAATACAGTATTAAGAGCATTACCTGATGTATTTTCAATAAATACATAATTATTTTGTCCATTAAATAATAATGAATTATTAATAACTCCAGCAACCCAACAAGTTTCAATATTAAAATTATTAAGAATACCATTAGTATTAACATAACTTGTAATATTGCTTTCATTTGTGGTAAAAGTTGAGTGATCGATGACTTGTGTTCCTTCAGTTTCATCAAATTTATAAAATCCAATAAGATTCGTAGGTTGTGGATATAAATCATCATATCTTAATGAATTTACACTTTGTATTTTATTTAATACATTATTGGAACCGTCAATAAATTCAATACTTTGTAAAGCTTGATTTGTTATAATGTATTGAGATGTATTTTGTAATTTAATGGTAGCTGTATTTGCTGAATCATTATCGGTTAATTTTGTTTTAATATGTAATGATGCTTCTGGTGAGTTTGTGCCTATACCAAATTGATTAGAATGATTAAATATAAAATTACTATTACCATCTTCTATGTTTAATAAAGAATGTTTATATCCAATTAACTGTTGATATATACCAGTATCTTGTAAATCTAAACTTTGATTATCCCAAGAAATAACAAATCCGTAATCACTACCTTCTATACTTTGTAAATGTGTTGCCACTTGATTACGTTGTTTTAACCCATCATATTCAGTTGTTAATTTTTGTTGTATACCAATTTTATTACCTGTATCCACATCTAATAATTGATAATAAACACTTGGAATACTATCAGTGCTCCAAGTAACAAGTGCTGTTCCTGTATTATCTACAGTAACATAAGACATAGGACGTTTATATTGAAATATATCAACATTACCAGTTGAACGGTCTAAATCATTGTATAGTGGAGATGTATTGACTTGTTTGACCCATAAAGCATCTGATACAGAAGCCACATTTGAATTAAAACGATAGGCTTCTATATTTTTACTACCTATATCAAGAGTTATGACAGCGGTTGTTAATGTTGGAAAAGTGATAGTTGCAATTTTTTCAATAATACTACCAACATTTGGAACTGTTGAACTAATACTAATTTGTTCTGAAACTAAAAAGCGATTTGATGTATTTTGTATTGTAAATTGTCTCGTTGATAATGATGGATTAATAGAAGCAATGGTAGCAGTAGCACCACTTGTTAAGCCTTCAATAATATTACTAACATTAAAAAGACTTGTATCTGCCAAATAACTTCTATAAAAAGCCATAATAAAGCCACCATTAGTGCCATTGACATTATTATTATTTATTTCTGATAGAGATAGTAAACCATCACTAATATTTGAATAAGTATTTGCACTAATACTTGTAATTGGAATTTCACTACTAGTTGGCACACCAAGGGAATTAAATACTCTCATTGCAATAGTATATTGAGGGTCTGCACTTGCACTTAATGCGGTCATATAACCAACTACAAAACCATTAGGATTATATGTATCATTTGATGGAAGTCCAGCTACAAATGGATACTTTCTAGAATATGATGCAACTGGATTAATTAAAAATTTATCATTTAAAACTACATTATCACTTATAATACGTCCCCAAATTTTAAATTTACCGGTGCCATCATTTTCATCCCATACAATTATATAATTGCCATTATAAAGACCAGCAACACGTGCATTACTAATAACATAATTGCTGAAATTAATCTCTATGTCAAATGTTCTAATAGGTAAATTATTATGATATATTTGGCAATAAATATTATATAGATTTGATATATTATCATTACTGGTCCAAGCAATACAATAATGATTTGAAGATTGTAATTTATGACCTGCTATAGATGGAAAAGATTGATTATTCTGTCCTATATTATTAACTTGAAAATTATTACCATATCTAGAACCATCTGCCAGATATCTTTGCGAGATTACATCAAAATGATTAGTAGGACCAGAACTATCTTGACTATTCCAAACTACAATATATCCTCCCGATTCTAAATATCCAATAGATGGATTGATTTGATATCCTGTAATAGTTTGATTTACATGATTTATTTGATTATAGTTACTGTTTAAATCAAGGGATGCTTTAGGTGCATTTTGTTGAATACCTATTGCACCGTCTCCCGTGATACGCATTTTTTCATGATTATTTGTTTTTATAACAATATCACTTGGAGTAGTTGTATTAATATAAGAATAAAATGGTTGTAATAATTGTAGTGGTTCTGGAATAGGTATAGATGTTGTATTATTTACTAATGCAGTAATTTTTGTCTGGAAAGTGAATTGTTGATTATATGAAAAGCCAGTAGTAGCAGTAAATGTGACTGATAGACCACTATCTAAATTAATAGGACTTAAACTAATAGGTATTAGTTGTTGTTGATATGTATTACCACCATTATTTGACCATTTAAAAGTATCTGGTGTGCCTAAACTATCTATCATTAAAAGATAGACCCGAGATGTTTCCCCAGTATAAGTTCCAGTAATGGATACATTAGAAGCATCATTTATAGATGTAATAATAGAACTCAGACCAGTGATTATATCATTACTTTGTGTAGTAGTCCAATATATTTTTCTACCTATATCAGAATAAATAAAATCTTTACCATTATTACTATCTAAAGAATTAGGATTATATGAATTTCCATCAACTCTAACGACTATATTACTTGTTTGATATGCCATATAAGAGTTAAATATGGCTTGGGTATTATCACTACCAAAAGTTCCAATAGATAATATACATTGGGTTCCATCACCTAATGTATTACTTGTTTGTAATGTTAAATCTGCTGCAACATTGCTTAATTTAGTATTAACAACTATCCCATTATAACCATCTTTGCTATTACTTGAATCTGTTATAGCCACATCAAGTTGATAATCAAGAGGACTTGTTATTTGATTAATAAGAAGATTGCCATTTTCAAATTTAATAATTGGATTACCATTAGAACTTGTTCCAAATTGTATATCTCCTGTTTCTGAAATAAAACTTATAACATCGCTACTAACAAAATACATATCTCCAGAATTAAGATTATAATTATTAAAGCATTCCATATTAATATTTTGTGTTTGATTTAGTGCTGGGGTGCCAATAGATGATATACCAATATTAATATCAGCACCTTTGGAAAGTAAATCTATATCGCCATTAGTTGTAGTTAGTTTAATACCCCCAATACCTGCAGTTTGTAAAATACCTCCATTTGTATTTGTTGCTTCAAGTATAATAGCATTTGATAAATTACCAAGACTTGTTAATCTTAATTCTCCAGCATTTACATTTACACCAAAATTACCGCTACTTGTATTAATATTAATATTATTTGCAGCATTAAGTGTATAGGTAGAATTTGTTTTAACATTATATGAATTACTTATACAACTATATTTAGAATCATTATTGAATAATAAATTGCCTGAATTTATATTTAAACTTGTACCTGTCACACTCATTTTTTATTTATATAAATAATAAATGATTTATAGATTTAAATAAATTATTGTTTATTTAACTATTATTTACTTATATTAGTTATATTATATATAGAATATTCTAAAAACTTTTTAAACTTTATTTTTAATCTTATTTATTCTTAATTTTAATTATCAATAAAATAAAAAATAAAAATCTAAATATAATTATTATATAATAATTACAAAAGTTTATATATAAAACAAAATATATAAATATAATATAATTGTAGTATATAAATAATTTTAAAATGCCACAAGCAGGTTTATTAGAATTAGTTGCACATGGCATACAAGATATATATTTAATTGGTAATCCACAAATTACATTTTTTAAAACAATTTATAAAAGACATACTAATTTTTCAATGGAGGCATTTCAACTTAGTTATGATGCTAAACCGGAATGGGGTAAAAAAACCACTTTCAACATAACTCGATATGCCGATTTAATATATACTATGTTCCTTGAAATTGACATACCACAAATTTTTCCTATCTATACTTATGATACTAATTGGACAGGTGGTGGTAAAGTGCCTGCTGATTTTAATACAACAAATGCGGTAGGCACAATTAGTTGGGTTAATAATACGGGACACGCGGCTGTTTTATATTATGATTTAAAAATAGGAGGTCAATTAATTGATAGACAATATAGTGAATGGATGGAAATATGGACTCAATTGAGTCAAAGTGAATCTAAAAAAAGAGGTCTCGATCAGTTATTAAATCGCAATAATAGTTTAGAAAAAACATCAGCAGCACAAACACTTTATATACCATTGCAATTTTGGTTTTGTCGTAATATAGGGTTAGCATTACCACTGATTGCTCTTCAATATCATGATGTAGAACTTGAGGTAAATTTTAGACCTTTAAATCAAATGTATACTTTTGGTGCCAATACATATTATAGTGCTACAAGTAATAATACTACTACTCTTACTCTTACTAATTTATATGATGATGCTCCAGCACTTACTAATACTGATATTCAAGGTAAAATCATTGTATTTCCTGATGGCTCACAATATTATATAGCACCAACTGCAACTATTGGTGCAGGTCAAACAGGATCTATATCTCATCCCTATTTAGTAACGATGGTTAGAATAGTTCCTAATGGATATACTAATTCAACAATATATATAAAACCAAATGGTATACTCAGTACAATTACAAATGCAAATATGGATGAGGTGCGGTTATATGTAGATTATATATATTTAGATACGGTAGAACAAAGAGAATTTGCTAATGCTAAACATAGATATTTAATAGAACAATTACAATACAGTGGTAGTGAAAGTATAGTGGAAGCTGCTACTACTAAACGTATTCAATTAATCTTTAACTTACCAGTAAAAGAATTATTTTGGGTAAATCAATTAGATTCTGTATTTACAATAAATGATATATTTAATTATTCTAATACAGTTGATCCAAATGTTACACAAGATAATATTATTGATAGCGCTCAAATATATATTAATGGTATAGAAAGATTTAGTATTAGAAAAGCTGATTATTTTAGATTAATACAACCTTATCAAAAACATACACGAAGTCCAAATGGATTTATATATATATATGCATTTAGTGTAAAACCTGAAGAACATCAACCAAGTGGTTGCAGTAATTTTTCCAAACTGGATACTAAAGAATTATATTTAAATATTAAACCTAATACAGGAGCACAACAAGTAAGAGTGTATGCTTTAAATTATAATATATTGCGGATTATGTCTGGTATGGGAGGTGTTGCTTTCAGTTCATAAATTAATAATCCTTAAACAATAATATATTCTATATTTTTTATTTTTTTATTCATATTAATTTTTTATTTATTATGAAAAATAATTATTATGAAAAATAATTATTATGAAAAATAATTATATATTTATATATAGTAATAAATAACTTTATAATATTTCATAATACATATTACATTAACCAAAAACCAAAACCAAAAACCAAAAATGATATTTAGACTTCTATTTCTAATACTATTTCTAATCATAGGTGTTTTATTTACAGTAGGATATAATTTTTTTCCTCTTATAAATTTTAAAAGTAATCTTTATGAGGGTGTTATTTATATTAATAAATTAGTTATTACTGATAATTTAACAAATACACAAACGACTTCTAATTATGATGAACTTACTATAGATAGTAATTATAAAATGATATTAAAATATTTATATTATGGATGTATAGCAACATCTTGTCTTATTGCCGGAGGTGTTGTGCTTTCATATGTAGGTATGAAATTTATTAGTAAAATATTATTTATATTAGCACAAACATTTATGTCAACATTTGTAGGATTACTTGTATTTATGTATTATTCATCATCTTTTATTAATAGTTTAATACCTTATTCTAAAGGTATTGATATACCAGAAGAATATAAAAATATTACAACTTCTTATGGTTCTGGAGGTATGTTAATAATTATATCATCTATTATGATGATTGTAAATTATATTCTTTATAGTTTTATAGGTTAAAAATATAAACTTGGTATTTATATTTTTTATTTTTTTAAATTTATTTTTTTATTATATACTTAAAAAAATATATGTAAATAGTAATATAATTTATCAAATAAAAAAAATAAAAAATAAAAAAAAGAGTAAAATGTCTACAAATAATATTTATAAACCAAGTGAAAATTTATCTAATATGATAATTAAAAATACAATATGGGCTTTAGCTGGTATATTTTTAGGTTTAATGATTAATAATATAATTATATATATATCAAATAATTATGTAAACAACAATACTAATAATACCAATAATACCAATATTATACTATTAGAAATATCAATACAACTTATTTTATGTTCTGTAATATTAGCTCTTATACATACAAATTTTCATGAAATAGGATGGACTTGGCAAAACACAACACCTGGGTTTATATTTGTATCCTTTTTTTTTGGTGTTCAATTTAATATTTTTACTAATATACAAAAAACATTAATCATAGATAAAATAAATAATTAAATAATTAAATAATTAAATAATAAAATAATAAAATAATAAAATAATAAAATAATAAAATAATAAAAAATTATTCTTCTGGTCTTTCTAAACATTCTAACTTAACCCATACTTTTTTTCTTAAATCTATTTCTAATACACCTTTAATAAGTATATTTAATTCAGGACAAGGAATATTTATAATTATAGGTTCATCATTACTATTATTACTACTATTACTACTATCAACATATTGTTTCATATTCTGGAATAATGTTTTAATACCATCATAACTTGTATTAAGATGTAATTCATTTAATTTTTTTATGATTGTTTTAATTTCATTTTGTCTTTGTTCTTTTGTTCTCTTAATCATTTAGTATATTTATATTTATTTTTATTTTATATTTATAATTATAATTTTATATTATTTATTATTATATTTGTGTATCCAGAATACTTTTATATTACAATTTACAATATTCTTAAATGATGTAATAAATTAAATGATATTTTAATATATTCCTCTAAAATAGCCCACCCATTAATATATTCTTTAGAATATGATTTTTTATATAATTGTTGTTCTTTATTATTTAATATATTATTATCTATTAAATATTGAATGATTTCAGTATTATATGGAAAATGTTTTTTATCTTTCTCAAGTGTTTTTCTATATCTTTTAACTAAATCAGATATATTTTTACGCTTAGCATATTTCTTTGTAAAATCTAATATTTTATCATTTAATAACTTTTCTTCTGCTTGATATTTTTCTTTAATTAAATTAGTTATGATAGGATTTAGGTTCTTTATTTTCATTATTTTACATAAAATATCAAATAGTTCTCGTGTAAATTCACGAACAAAATACCGATCTGCACCAGGACTATCAAATTCAGCAATATAAATAGTAGTATCATATAATTTATTAAGATTGTCTTTTGATGGATTATTATTTAGAAAATTAAATAAATTCATATTTACTTCATCATAAGAATATGGAGGGTTATTTCTAAATTCACTTAATTTTAAATTTAATGGTTTATATGATATATTTTTTGAGGTTAGATTATTTATTTTAGAAGAATATTTAATAGAAGCATTACTACGTTTTTTACTTATTCTAGACATAATAATTAATGATTACAACTTAAATGTATATTTATATATTATTTAGATATTATTTATATAACTAACTTATAATTTTTTAATTAAATCTATTTCATATTCATAGCCTTTATTATTTGTAGTTCCTTCACTATCAACTTTAGCTGCACTATGAGTTTCTAATATCATAGGTATTTTTTTCTTAAGACATAATATTTTAATATATTTTAAAGCTTGTAATCCTTCTGGAGTATTATAAATATTACCATATCCAATTCCTTTATGTTCATCTTTTCTTTCACCTAATTTATAACGTGAATCATTAATATGAAATAAACATATATTGTCTAATCCAATTAATTTATTAAATTGTGTTAGATAGTCAGTAATACCATTTACATTGGTAATATCATATCCACTTGAAAATATATGTGCTGTATCAATGACAAACCCTACGTGGCTATTACTTCTATTACTTCTACTACCATGTTTCATAGTGCTATTATTATGTTTAATTCTTTTCCAAAGTTTGCTTAATTGTTCTAAATTACATCCCATTTCTGTGCCTCTACAAGCAGAAGTTTCTAATGCCAGACTAATACCTTCTGGCATATGTTTAACAATATAATTAATATTGGAAACTAAATTATTTAATGCTTCATCTTCAGTTAAATCATTTTTAAAACCAATGTGTAAGACAACACATTTTGCACCTATTAAAGCACCATTTTTTAAATCATATTGAATATTGACGTGTTGATATTGAATACGTCCACTTGTTGCTGGAAATTTACAGAAATTTAATAAATAAATGGAGTGAATAATAAGAGTTAAATTGTTTCTGGATACATAGTTTCGTATTTCATTACATTCATTTGGTTCAAATTTAGTTTTAGTTTTTAGGGAAGCAGACTGATTACTACCCATAAATATTTGAAAAGCATTTGCGCCTATACTTTCACCATAGTGGATACCTTCTAATATGCTTGGAGTAATACTTATATGACATCCTATTTTTAACGTATTATTCTTTGTATTCTTTTTAGTATTTGTATTTTTTAGTTTAGATTGTTTCTTTGTTTGTAATTTCATTTTATAATGATATTTATATTATGATGAGAAGATAATTAAAAATAAATTAAAAATAATAAATAATAAATATTGTTATGTATCTGAAGTATCTAAGGTATGATGTATAAATTTTGTGGTCTTGATGTAATAGAAATAACATCATCATCAAATGTATCATAAAACATATTTAAAACATCCATACGTGTTTTTCTTATTTCTTCATCACTTGGTTTAGATTGTTCTGGATAAACCATACTTGATGTTAACATAGCAGGATTTCTATTTGGTAAATTAATAGTATTTCTAATAAGAGCTTCATCTATTCTGGGTATATCTTTATTACAAGTAAAATTATCATTATTCATATTCATATTCTTATTCATATTTATATTCATATTCATATTCATATTATTATGAAGCATTCCTGTAAGTATATTTATATTATTAATATCGCTACGTTTTTTCATATAATTAGAAAGCATTGAGTATAAAAATATACATACTCCTAATAATAAAAATAAATGTAACATTTGATTATTTTTACAACTATCCCATAATCCTTTTAAATCGGTATTTAACATTTTATCTATAATAATTAATTATATACTTAGTTATACTTAGTTATACTTAGTTATATATAATATATATTTATATTTTTTAATATTTAAAATTATAATAAAATTATAAATAAATTATAATAAAATTATCTAATTGTATCTAGATACAATTTCATTTTTTAACTTATTAATTTTTGCAATAGTTTTATTTATAGTTTCTAATTTTGTTTTAATAAATGTATTATCTTCTGTAGCATAAATATTCATCTGTAATTGACATTCGGTAGGTCTTTGTTTATTGATTATAATTTGAAAATTAGCATATTCCCAATTCCAAATAATAAGTAATAATTCTTCTTCATTTAAAATAGATTTCCCAAAAGAACCTTGTTTAGCATTTAAATTATAAATACGAATTAACATATCATTATTTGAATCTAATGTATTTACTAATTCTTTTTTATAAGTTTGAATATATTGAATATTATTAGTATCTTTCATATCATGAAAAAAAGAAGGGAATGCTAAATTTGATTTATTATGATTTCTAATATTATTATCAATTGTAATAATGGTTTCGCTATCTACATTAATATATTTTTTAGCATGCATTATATGTGGTTGTGTTTCCAGAATAGATGTTATTAATGGAACACAATTCTCATCAAATTTAAAATTAGTATCATAAATATTTAAAATGTCTGATTTTGAAGAATAATAGGTTAATGTAATTAAATTTATATTTTGTAATGAAGTTCCAATTGTAGTTTCATTTAAAATAAACATTTTATAATCTATAATCACCTACAAACTCTTTAAAAAATGATTTTATTTTTTAAATAGTTTTATTTTTATATGTATTAATAAATATTTGTTTATATTTATATTCATTTTTTTACTATATTAAAAAATTGAAAAATTTAATATAAAGATTAAATAATTAATATAATATATTTGAAAATAAAATAATAAGGTTATAGTTAAAAATTAGTTTTATAAAATAATGGCAAGTTTAACTATTAGACCAATAAGTTTTAATTCAAAATCAAATGAAGTAATTATTGATAAAGAAGTATTTCAATGGAAAAAGCAAAAAGCAACATTAAGTAAAAAGAAAAATACTTCAGCAATTGAGTATTTAAATTTAAATTATGGTAATTTAATTAATAATAATAAAGGTGGTGTGGTATTTGCATATTTTGATTATAATGACAATTCAACTATATATCTAATGTATTCACCTAATGATAAAGAAAGTAATGATATGAAAAGTAAGGCAAAAAATACTAATAATAATAATAATAATAATAAATTACAAACAGATTTACATTTTGATTTATATATTCCAAGTATAAATTCAGTTGAAATTGTTGAAGAAACATATGATATTGAAACAACCGATGAAAAAATTATTATTTATGGTAAAGTGTATGGTTTTTGTATTGATAATAATACTTATTATTTTAAAAATATAGAAATAAATGAATATATTGAATTTGTCCAAAGAAATAATGATACTAATGAAGAAGATTTATCAGATAAATATAATTTAGAAGATGAGAATGATTTAGAAAATCCTACAAATAAAGATAAAGATAAAGATAAAGATGAAACAGATAGTGATACTTCTGAAATTGATTATATTGATGAAGATGAAGATCAAGATCAAGATGAAGATGAAGATGAAGATGAAGATGATCAAGATGATGAAGATCAAGATGATGAAGATCAAGATGATGAAGATCAAGATGATGAAGATATTGATATTGATAATATTTGTAAAGATGATGAAAAAGATGATGATGAAAAAGATGAAAAATATGAAAAAGATGAAAAAGATGATGATGACTATGATGATGATAAAGATGATGATGATAAAGATGATGATGATAAAGATGATGAAGAAAAAGATGATGAAGAAATTGTAGAAGCTGTTGATGACGAAGAACCAACAGGAGATGATGGTGGTGATGGTGAAGATTTAGTAGATTTAGATAATGAAGATTATACTATTAAAAAAACAAAAAGAAAGAAAAAAATATCAAAAACAACAAAACTTATAAAATCTATAAATATTGATGATTTAAATATTATATTTAATGTATTAAAAGAAGAAGATAAAGATATTATTACACCAGAAAAAGAATTATATATTAAACGTATACAATCCATTAAAATACTTCAAACTATAAAATTACCTGTAAAAACAATACAACTTATTGAAAAAGGTATTTATAATTATACAATAGATAAATGTATTTTACACCATACAGTTCCTATTTGGCAAAATAATGATTTTGTTAATATTTATGTAAATAAAATAAAAAATATCTATTTAAATTTAAATATTAATTCTTATGTAAAAAATATAAATTTAATAGAAAAAATAAAAAAAAAAGAAATAGCACCTTATGATTTAGCATTTATGGATATCTATAAATTATTTCCTGAAGTATGGTCTGATATTATTGATGAAAAGACTAAAATAGAAAAAATGTTAAGAGAAACATTAGAAGAGTCAGCATCTGATCTCTTTAAATGTCCTCGATGTCATAAAAGTAAAACTATTCATTGTGAAGTTCAAACTCGTTCATCAGATGAACCTATGACTACATTTATTACTTGTTTAGAATGTGGTAAAAAATGGAAAAAATATTAGGCAGGATTTAAAAAAGCAGCTTTTAGAAAAAGCCGCGCCAAAAGCAGCTTTAAAAAAAATACCGCACGTAAATATAGTTCACATACAAGGGAGCTCGAGGGGCTGAAGCCCTCGCACAAATACCCTTCGGGAAAATGGTTTTATATTTTTATAATTTATTTTTTAATAGTTTTATATTTTTATAATTTATTTTTTAATAGTTTTATATTTTTATAATTTATGTTTATTTTTTACATATTCTAAAAATTGTGTGATATGCATGTGCATAGTGGTAAGTTTTCTAATGGCACGGGTGGATAATAGTATAGAGAAACACCATTTTTGTTATAGTAAAACATACGTTTCGAAATAGAAATGTAGATGCTGGTGTCTACTGGTCCACTGAAATCAACACCATTTGGTTCAAGCATTATATTGTCAGGGTGGACATTTTTTAAACATTTCTCATCAGAAACGTTAATGTCATCTTCTGGTACTGTATCCGGATAAGGCATAGCTGTTCCTAATACATTAGTATAATATAAAGTGCCATCTAGTGCACATAAGACGATAGTATCAGTTCTGGTAAGTACGCGAGGATCAATTTCTAAATCCTCTGGATAAGTAACAGATATCCATCTATTTTCATGAATTGGACAAATGTTATGATTATCAACACCTCTTTCTAATGGTAGTGGGAGTTGCATTGTAGCTTCGGAGTCATTTCTAGATAAAGACATGATTGATGATTATAAGAATATTTAATATAATATTTTAATATTTAAGTTTCAATTTTTGTTAATAAGTGTTTATATTTTCCATTTATAATTTAATTTTTATTTTTATATATTAAATTAAAAATTTATCTAAAAAATTGATTTACTGTTTATATATTTTATACATAAATTAATAAAAATACAACTATAAAACTATAAAAAGAATGGATGATATAGCTAAAGATAGAGTTCTGAAAACTATTGCAAGTTTTTTAACTATTTTAGATGCAAATACAAATGAGTATTCAAATAGTGTAAATAAAAATACAGATGAAAATACATATAAAAGAATAGATATCCATTTACAAATGTTTACTTATTTATTGTCAAATGAAGCTAAATTATTTATTTTGACATATAAAAAATTCCGTAATTCAGTTCAAAAAAAAATAAGTGAGTTTAGGTTAGATGATAAAGTTAAAGAGAATAATAAGTTTATGACAATTATGGATGAAATAAATAGATATATTTTTCACCTAAATCTGGAAGATGAATTTTTAGAATTAAGATTAAATGAATAAAAATAAAATTAAATAATTAACAAAAAAATCAATTTAAAAAGAATATATATATATCTAATTGCCCATATAGCGTAATGGATATCGCGTAAGCCTTCTAAGCTTAAGATTCTGGGTTCGATCCCCAGTATGGGTATATTTAACGAGGGCTTCAGTTCGAGGGCTTCAGCCCCTCGAGCTCCCTTGTTTTATTATTATTTTTGGCGAGCTTTTTAATATTTTCTATTTTTTTATTAAATTAGTATTAATTTATAAGAATACTAACAAAAAAATATTTTTCAAAGTGTTTGTTAAAAATCTACTATGAGTTTTATAATCGTGTCTATTTTTGCATTATTTGTAATAAAATCAGTATCCATAATATTACTTTCAATAATAACTACTGGTTTATTCTCTTTTTTTAGTTGATTATAAAATTCAATATGTTTAATATATAATTTTGTTTGATAGTCTTTATCTACTGCAGTTTCACCATTGCGATTACGACTTGTAATACGTTTTAAACTTTCTTCTAAAGATGTATCTAACAATACCCATTTATCTACTCGCATAGGCATAATATAACTCCACATATCCCACCATTTATTATACATATTCATTCTCATATCACCAACAAAATCTTTTAATAATGCCATAAAAATATATTTATCAGTCCAAATACTACGTTCTAGAATATATATATCAGCATCTTGGGCATTATATATTTCATCAATAACACTTTCTATTCTGGTAATATAACTATAAGTTTGAAATTCATAACAATTTTTTTGTATATCTTGATAAAAATATTGTAATGCTCCAGTATCATTCCATAATTTAACAGGTTCATAAATAGCCTTTATCTTTAATTTACCATCACTATTCATTTTTTTTTCAATTAAAGATATCACTGTTGTTTTACCTGCACCAATGACACCATCAACAATAATAAATTGTTTTTTAGTATCAGCTAATATTGACTGAACTGTCTTAAACTTTTCAGATTTAAAATCTATATTTAAATCTATATCCAGAGAAACATCTCTATCTAGAGTCATTATTTTATTTATATAATTTGTTGATTATCTTTATAAATTAATCTATAATTATATTATTCTATAAAAATGATATTATATTATATGATATTATATTATATTATTTTGTTTTGTTATAATTATAAATATTTATTATTTTATAAATCAATTTTTAAACTTATTTTTTTATAATTTTTTAAAAATAATATAAAAAAATTATAAAAATAAAAAAATACAAAGTATTCAAAATGATGCAATAAAATTACAACTTTTGAATATCTTGTGACCGAATCTTCTTAATTGCTTCGATTTGGCTTGAGTCATCTTGACCGTTTGCAAGTATTTTGTCAACTGCATAACCCTTATACGCATCAACCAACAATTCAACCGATTCACAACCATCGTATGCATGAATACGATAGTGATTAACCATAAAATGGGGTATGTATACCATCTTATAGGGTTCAAGCCCATAAGCTTTTTGTACAAGACTTGGGTTGTGCCGGTCTGTCACCTTATAGAGGTCCTTTTCTTCATCATACAAATCAAAACTACCAAAAGCTGCATAAATGACAACAGGAACACAACCGTTTTGAAGGGCGTACTCAGGAAGACGTTCATTGCATACTTTCCATACTTTCCATTCATTTTCGGGTAGAACAAAAGCATTTCTGCTTCCATCTTGAATCATTTTGTCGAGAATAATTTTTTTTTCTGCAAAATCAATATTTTTAATTCTGCCAGCAATATTGCCATTATTAATATACATTACCAAATCACCAGTTCTAGCTTTACTCATTTTAAAGGTGTAAAATGTAATCAGACAACTACAATATTTGTAAATATAATACTTCTAATAATATAATAATTTTTCAATTTTTATTATTTTTTTCTATTTTTGCCATTTGTTGCGAGGGCTTCAGCCCCTCGAGCTCCCTTGCTTAGTGTAAATAATATTTTTGCAATATATTTGCGCGCGGGATTTTCTAAATCCTTCTTTGCGCGCGGGATTTTCTAAATCCTTCTTTTTGGCGCGGCTTTTTTTAAAAGCTGCTCCTGCACCTTACATCTTCTTCATAATAAATCATACCTTCTTCTTTATAAATAGTTTTGGCACCATCAGCAAGTGGTATTACATTATCAAAACTTATTAATTCTTCATAAGTAAATTCTAAGGATGAAAAATTATTTATTTTTTTATCAAATTCTTCTTTATCTATTGTATTTCTCATCTTTTCTAAATTATTTACATAATTACGTGTTATATATTCTACTTTATCTTTAGGTATATCATTACGAATAACTAATATCATTCTGGATGAATAGGTATCTAGATAACTATATCTATTACTACTTTTATAAAATTTATTTAAATCTACTGCTCTTGGAGATATATGTTGAAAATATTTTTTAATTAACGAATTGAAATTTTCTTTTACATTAACAGTTTTTAAATCATTCATTAAAGTTTGTGAATATATAGCTTGTTGGTTTAATGTAGGAGGCAAAGGTATATTTGTTTCACTATTGGTTCCTTGTTGTTTTTGATTTGTTAAATTTTTAAGATTAGTTAGATCATTACGAGAATCTAAAGTCGCTTTCTTTTGAATATGAATATATCTCACTAACATATTTTTTGTCAGATTAAGAAGTTGTTTATGTTTAGGATGAATAGCAACAAAGATAGCATCATACTTATTTTGACTAAAGATACTTAATAAGGTCTCTAAATCAGATTCTACAATATGAGTATTAATATATTCCGCACTTGTAATATCTATACCATATGCAGCACATAGTTTAACATAAAAATAATAACTATCTGCTAATATACCTACTTTCTTTTCTTTTGTATTACTATCACTATCACTATTTTGAATATTTTTAATATTTTTAATATCTTTAATATCAATAAATTCTACAATAGGTGAAAAATTATTTACTATTAGGTAAAAATCTATATCAAAACCTACACCTATAGCACTAAAATTAATAGGAGGATAGAGGTTATTAAGAGTAGTTTCATCTTCCAACTTATTATTATCTATATTAAATGTTTTTGCTAATAAACGTGTTAAATATTTACAGTCTTTTTTAATATATCTGGATAATAGTTCTTCACTTATAAAAGCAATATCAATTTCATTATTTATAAATTTATAAATAGCATCAATATTGGTAAGTGATTGTGTTTGACTGACTGGATAAATATGATGTCTGAAATATTGACCTACTAAATATTCATATGAACCAGCTGTAAAATAACAATATTTTATAGCTGGCAGGGACATTTTATTATTGATAATCATAGGTTGGTTTTCATTACGTAAATAATAGTTTGTATCAAAAGCAACAGTATTAGACATTCCTGGAGTGAGAGATGAATATTGAGAAGTAAATGCTTCGGTTATTGAAGAATTTATTGATTTACCATTGATGAGATTAAGAATCATAGGTTTTATATAATCATTATAAGCATACATAATTAACATAAAGGATAAAATAAGGATAATTATATTATTTTTTGTGAGATTATTTACTATACTCATTCTGGATACTTCTTTTTATTTATACTTATATTTATTATCTATTTTTTATTTTAGTATATAGAGTAATATATTTTATAGTGAGAATAATTATAAAGTTATTAAACACGGAAATATACAAATATACAAATATAGAAATAGATTAAATATATTATGAAAAATTGAATTTAGATAATATATAGTAAGTATTTACTATTCCATACTAATAATTATTAATACATAATACTTAAAAATAATAGTGTATCCAGAATGAATAATGATAATAATGATAATAATCTTGATATTATAGATAGTTCAAATCATATTTACTTTGGAACATATACTATAACTGATGAAACACTACTATTAGATACTCTACAAACAGCATATAAATATGGATATAGACGTATTGATACAGCAACACTGTATAAAAATCAACACATTATAGGACAATTTTTAAATAGTCCTAATACAGATACTACAGAACCTACAGATTTAAAATCAGTTCTATCTAAACGTGATACTCTATGGATAACATCCAAAGTATCCTTCCGTGTAATGCCAAAAGGTGAACTTGAAATACGTAAATCTATAGATAAAACCTTAAGTGATTTACAAACTCATTATATTGATTTGATGATAATACATAGTCCAGAGAAGAATGATATACTTACTTGGAAAATACTATGTGAGTATAAAGAAAAAGGTTTAATTAGAAATATAGGTTTGTCTAATTATAATCTGGAAAAATTAAAACACTTTATAGAAAGTATTGATAATCCAGAAGATATATATTGTAATCAAATAGAATTTAATCCATTTTTGAATAGAAAAGAATTAATAGACTATTGTAAGTCATTGAATATTAAAGTTGTCACTTATGGTAATTTATATTATAGTAATTATATAATTGATGATATTGCTGAAAAAATGAATAAAACAAAAGAACAAATATGTGCTCGGTTTGCAATACAAAAAGGTTTAGATATAATAGTTATGGCAACAGATGAAAAATATATAAAAATGAATCTGGAATTAGATTTTACGATAAGTGAGGAAGATATGGAAGAAATTGAGGATATTGGTTCGTATGGGGTAGACAGTAGTAAGAGTAAATATAAGAGGTTTTTGTAAGTTTTTATAAGGTTTTAGATATTTATTCTTATCTTGTACTTTTTCTACTACCAAAAAGAGTCATTTCAATAGGATTTATTGGAATCTATGACATTTACATATTGTGTGTTCATTGATCTATATTGGCTAAAAACTTATTTATAGTTTGCGCGCGGGATTTTCTAACTACTGCATTTACACTAAATCTTACTTTTTTTACTATTCTTCTTAGTTTTCTTATTTTTTTGCTTGCGGGATTTTTTAAATCCCGCCTTTGAAGTTTTTGTTTTCTTACAACAATTTGAAGGGTCATCATAACAAGTTGTTCCCCATCTACCACGACCACCTGCACATTTGCAACATTTACCACCTTTCATATTTTTCATAGTTAGTTGATATTTGGAAATAGTTTTTAGAAATTGAAAAAAGTTTTGCTACTTGATTCTTAATATAAAGTAAGATAAGTTTTTAGAAAAAACTTAACTAAAATATTATTGAAAATTATTTTTTTATAAAAAAGATAACAAAAAATTATTAAAAATATTTGCAATTAATTTTAGTTAAGTTTTTTCTAAAAACTTAGCCTTTAGTTAAGTTTTAGCAAAACTTATTTATATGCCAGGTTTCATATATTCTATATCATCAAATTTAATATTTAATTCATCTTCTTTAAAAACTGATTTAACAAAATCCATTAGTTTTTTACCGCTATTATATTCACCGTAATTTTTTATAAACCATTCTCTTGGAGTGTATTCATTATTATTTAATTTTTTAATAAATTTATCAAGAATAGGTTCAAATGTATCTATATTATTAGTGTCAAAAAATTCACCAGTTTCATCATTTATATAATTCCATCCTCCTAATATATTTTTATTCATCAATACTGGTAAGTTGAAACACATAGCCTCTGTACACACACGACAAGATGCCTCCGCATAGTTTGGAATAAAAATGAACTTACATTTATTATAATTTTTAATAAATGTGCTGTATTCTTGAAAGTCAGTTAATTCCATTAATTGATGACAATTTGGAGGCATTTCACATCCAATTCTACCTATAAGCAAACCTTTTAATTTATATTTTTTACACATTAAATCTATAAACTGTTTTGCTTGAGGGTAGGATCTGATTGTCGATTGCCATCCCTGTGGACAATCCTTTTCACCCTCTTTTTTCTCACCATCTTTCAAACAAACATAGATAAAATCATATTCTTTCTTTACACTAGGATCTGGTAAATGGGTTTTATACTTAGCAAAATCGCTTTCTGCCATCTGTATCCTTGGAAATCCTTCTTTTATCCATTTTTTATTATTTTCTTCTCTAAAAACACTACACCATCCCCTTGTAAGGTTAAAGTAATCATAAGTATAAGCTTTGTGATTTGGATCATGTAGAGCATCGTGAGGATTACTAATAGGTCCAGGGAATTCAGAATAAGAGCTCAAGCCAAGAAAATGCATCCCTTTAGCTTTATAATCATTATAATTAACTTCACAATCATCTCTGGTAAAGCTGTGTGTAATAAAAATAATATTTGTAGCTATTTCGGTGCCATCTTTTTTAACAGCATATAAATTTAAGAATGGTCGTTTAACAGTTTCTATTTGATTATCAAAATGAGTTATAATTATATTATTTTGTTTTAAATATTTATAAAGATAGTATATAGCAATAATACATACTAATAATACAATAGCACCTATAATAATATTTTTACAAGTATATTTATTTTTTTTACTAACCATACTTCCTATACTTCCCATTCCACTACTCATTTTTTTAGTAATATCTTTTAATGATACTTTACTCATTTTATAAATATTATTTTTGTATTTTTTATATTTTTTTTGTATTTTATTATTTATTTAGAAATAAAAATTATATAAGATAAAATAAAGTAAATAAATAATGTCTTCCAGAATATAAAATAACAAAAAACAATAATTTAAAAGAAAACTTTATTGTATAAAGGTAGGATACTATCTATAGTTAATAAATGAATAATATAAATAACTAAAACTAATAAAAAGAATTATATATTATATATTATGAGTTTCAATGATATTATAGTAGATAAACAAGTCTGTAAAGATAATAAAAATAATAAAGATACAGCGTGTGCATTTGTTATAGAAAAAAATAAAGTAACAAACAGTATACAAATACCATCTCATAAAAAAAAAGAGCAAACTGGTAAAGATGATACAGTAAATATATCAATAAAATCTTGTAAAAATATAACATCAAAACAAGCATTACTAATTATTCCTATTACAAAATATTTTTCTAATAAAAAAACACTTAGAAAATTAATAACAATTCTTAAAGGTGAATCTATATCTTTAAGACTTATAGATTGGTTTGTTACAAATTATTGTAAGAAATTTAATGTTCTTTATAATTTAAATGATTTTAAAGATAAAGATAGTGTAGCACAACAAGGACAACAAGGACAAAAAGAACAACAAGCACAACAAGCACAACAAGCACAACAAGCAATACATGTAACACCACAAAATGCATCACATACGACACAACAATCATCTGCACCATTAAATCCACAATCATTTGATAATTTTATATTAGTGCATAATAATTATAAGGGTCAATTAAAAGCATATAGTAAGAAGAATTTTGATCCATTTTGTCGTAGAAATAGAATTCGTTTTTATTATGATGAGAATAAATATTTTATTACTACTGTAGGTCAATTGAATTTTTTTAAATGGGCTTTAGAAAATTATATTATTAATTATATACAAAGTCATATAAAAGATGTTGAAAATGATATGAATTTAAGGTGTGAAATTGTTAAAAAAGTTTCAACAAAACTTAAAAAACAAGATTGTAACGTTGATAATTCATTAAATACAATAATAAATGAACAAATTCAATTACAAAAAACAAAAAAAGTAGGTATTACAACACGTAAAAAAAGGAAAGAAATATCTGCTGCTGCTTCAAAAACACTATCAATACATAACTTTCCAATGACTATAGAGTTTGATTAAGAAATTTTTTATATATTTTTATATCATTGCTTGATATGTATCAGCTTTACAATTAGGATTGTAAATCACCGCACGCGTGTCTGGAATAGATAAGCCAGCAATTGTTCCTGTACCTGCAACATTAAATCCTGATTCACGAACAGTTGCTAAATTACAACTTGGATCATTTAAAAACCCACCTTTGTGTTTAGTATACCTTTTTGAAAAATTTTTCTTAGTTTTCTTAGTTTTCTTAGTTTTCTTATTTTTCTTAAATTTATCAAAACGTTTATGTCTTGGTTTCATATGTTTATCTGCTTCTTCTTTAGTTATATAATCATATTTCTCATCACCATTATTATTAGTATAAGCACGAAGAACCATATTATTTTTAGACTTTGAAAGTTTCTTAGATTTAGAAGATTTAGAAGATTTAGAAGATTTAGAAGATTTAGAAGATTTAGATAATCTTTTAGATTTATAAGATTTAATAGACATAGTAATAATTTATAAAAATTATTTAATAATATTATTATATTTTTATTATTATTTATATAGATTTTATTTCTGTTGTAATTGGAGAATAAATTATATTAATAATATTATAAAAAAATGTTTCTATAATGATAACTTCTTTATTACTTTCAAGTATATCTTTAGAAAAATGACTTGATGCTTCAATTATTTTTAATTTAATATTAGTATTTAAATGACTATTATATAATTGTTTAACTACTTCTTGGACGAATGTTATTAAGTTTATATTTAATGAGATCATTGTATATAGAAATTTCCTTATTTCTAATGCTGAAATAACTGTTGATAATATTAATTTTTTTTTAATAAATTTTTGTGCAATAGTTGTCATTAAAGAACATGTTTTACTTTTATCTTTTAAAAAACTAATTCCTTCAATTTCCAAATAATATTTAATTTGCGCAATAGTAGTACCTATATTATAATGATTTGATACATATATTTCATAATATTTTTTTAAACTTAATGGATATAAAAATGCCTTATTTATATTAGTAAATGTTTTTTTAAAATTAGATTTAAAGATTTTACAAAAACTGGTTTCATCTAAATATGAAAATTTGAGTGGAGCACAAGCAGATACTATTTTTTTATCTAATAATGTTAATGTATAAGATGTAAATATATAAGATGTCTGAGTTGATATTTTTTCAATCATAAAACTAATATATCTATGTGCTTCATGATTACATTTATCAATATTAGATATAATGATGATTTTTTTTTCATTTTCATCAAAACTACGTGTTCTTGTAATTTTATATATATATTGTAAATAATTAATAATCTCTGTGTTATTATGCAATACTTTAATATTTAAGTAATAAATATTTTCATAATATATTAATTTTGAAAATTCATTATCTAATACTTTGAAAAAATTTAAATTATTAAGTTTTTTTTCTAAAGCATTGGTATTGTCTAAAGCATTCTCGTCATTATCATAATCTGGCAAATAACAAGGTATATGTCCTAATAGACCTAAAATACAAGTTATTTTTCCAATACCTTTATTACCATAGACGAGTAAAGGCATATCAATATTATTTATGTAAAAAGATTTAAGTGATTGTATTGTAGTTTCATTTGCAAATAATGCTTTTTCAGGAATATATTTTTCTTTTAAATATTCATTATCATTAAATTTATTAAGTTGAAATTCTATATTTGGAGTAATTTCAATGCTAGGTTCACCACTAGCATTATTCATATCATCTTCTCCAAACATATCTGTCATTTAAAATAAGCTTAATAAAATAATCTTAATAAAATAATGTTAATAAAAAATATAAAAAAGTATAATAAAGTATATTTATAAAGTATTTTTATATTAAACAATATTATGTTTATTTAATTGTATGTTGTATATGTGTAATCCAATTATTAAGGTTACAGTTTGCTAAATACCATTCTCTACCTTTTTTAGATAATATTTCTTTATTTTCCCAAGCATAATTTAGTTTTTCTTCAATATATTTTAAATCATTATTTCTTTCCCAATCTATTTTAACAAAACAATCTTCAGGTATATCTTTATAAAATAATCCAACATTAGAAGATACAACAGGTATACCACATAATAAAGCATCTAATGTTGCATATGAATTACCTTCACATAAAGATAATTGTAAAAAAATATCACTTTTTAAATATATTTCTTGTTTTCTTTTTATCCAATTATCTATGTCATTTATATTTAAAGGATATGTATTTAATGTTTTAAAACTATATTTATCTGTAGTTTGACTTAATTTTTCTATAATAAGTGCACCTTTATTTACATCTTTCCAATTACCTAATACAATTGGCTTATCATTCCAATTATGTTTATAAATATGTTCATTAAATTCTGAAGTATGTAATATTTTAAAATTTTTAAATTTAGTATATGTATTATTATAATATGTTGTAAATTCATCAGTGCAAAACTGAGATATACTAATTATAGTTGTTGTATCGGGGGTTCTGTATTCAAGCATCTTTTCTTGTCCAGAACAACATAAATTTTTCCAATAGGGAGACCAATCTGGTTCTCTTATAGCATGTGTTTTTGCAACTCCATGATGTACTAAAAAAGTTTTAAATTTATTAGGTATATCACATACTAAATGATTATCAGTAATAATAATAGGATTTATTGTATTATATAAATACTCTAACATTTGTATTTTTTGTTCTGGACCTTTAAAAAATTTACGATTAGGAAATGCTAATTTTATATGAGAATCATATCGTGCTACACCTCCAAAGTCCCCTATATCATAACTACCACAACAATAATGTATAATATTTAAATTAGCTGAATTAGCTGAATTATATACTTTATTTTTATCATTTTTTTCATTGTTATTATTTTTATTATTTTTATAATTACTCTTAAAATAATTATATAATTCAATACAATACTTACGCATTTCTGTTTCTTTACTTTCATCAATAGTTGATAATAAGTTAGGTAATTTATGTAAATCGCTTTCTTTAACTCTTAATATTGCTTTATCCCATAATTCATGGTCTGGTAAATCAAGTGTATCTGCAAGAATAATAGGTATAGAACCAATTGCTAATGATTCCCATAAACGAATACTATTAGGTCCAGAACCAGAGGGACATAGACTAAAACGTGAATCTAATAGTAATTTATTATAATCATTTGTATTATTAATATGTGCATTGTTTTCATTTAATTCTTTATCTTTATTTTGTCGACTGCTATATACAATATTATTATAATGCCACAAACCAATATTTTTAATATAACAATTTTCTGGATGTTTCATATTAAATAGTTGTTCTCTTATATCTGTTAAATAACACTGTTTATCATAGGCGCCCTGAAAACTATATAAATATTGTCGTGGTATAGTAAGACAATCAATATTTTGAAATAATTGATTACGTCGAGGATCTTCTATATTAGCGGCATATAAAGGACAAGGTTTTATAAAAATTTCATTAATCTTATCTTCTCCAATAATTTTATGAGGGCTATATACTGTTTTAATATTTAATATTTTAAATAAATCAAATAATTTTCTGAAATATATATGTTGACAACAAGTATAATATTGTTTATTTATAATTAAATAGGGTTTTATAATTTTTAAAATAATATTTAAATCATATCTTTTATCAATAATAGTAGCCCAAGGAAAACCTATATAATTTTCATCATTTTTATTTTGATTATAAAAAGTTTCTTCTGTTATAACTGGATACTGCCAGAATAACTTATAATCATTTAGTAATAGTTCTGTTGGAAATAATACCATTCTTAAAATTATAGTTATAGTTATATAGTTATATAGTTATATAGTTATATAGTTATATAGTTATATAGTTATATAGTTATATAGTTATAACTATATAACTATTTATGTTTAAATATAAAAAAATATAAAATATATACTATATATATACTAAAAATCTAATATATCCTCTGTTATATTCTCATCGTCATCATCACCTTCACCTTCACCTTCACCTTCACCTTCACCTTCACCTTCATCATCTTCAAGTAAAGTATCTAAACTATTAATAGTAATATTATTAATATTACTTTTTTTATTATAGTTGCTCTCGGGATTTAATAAATCCCGCTTTTTTAAATCCTTCTTTTTTAACTCCTTTTTTGTTTTATTAAGAACATCTTTAACAAAACTCACTATAGGTTTAAAACTCATTTCAGGTTTATCAATAACATTAAATATTTTCATTGGATAGCCTTCTGTTTTATAATATTTTTCGCGTAATTTATTCCAACTATTAAAAGTAGAGAATACATCTTGTAAATCAATAATTAATGGAATAATTTTACGCTTCTTCTTTTCTTCTCGTAATATGCGCCCTACTGCCTGCTTAATATTTTTATGAGGTGTACCATAAATAAGTGTATTTAAACTTTTACAATCAAATGCTTCTTCTGCCATTTCATAGGTGGCAATAATAACTCTTTTACCTGCACTAATATCTAAATTAGATTGTTTCATACCACCAACATATAAACCAACACTACAATTAGGTATATTCATTTTATTAATCATTTGTTCCATATCACTAATATGATTACGTCGACAACTAAGTATTAATATAGTGCGTCCTTCTTCTATTAATCGTGGTAAAAAGGATAATAAAAATGTTGTTCTTTTCAGACAATTTGCCACATTTGATTTCATAGTGACAATATTAGGTTTCTTTTGATAATTAAGTTCTTCTTTAGTATATTTATAGTCTGGATTGTTATAAATATAGAGTTCTACTTGTGAATTTGGTATATGTTCCATTTGTATATCTTCTGCAGTTTGTTGAATTTCAGCATCTTTATATACAATATCTCCTAAATAATGTTTAAATACACGTTGTAAACCATCACCTCTATCTGGAGTAGCACTAAGACCTAATGTATATTTAAAAGGATATTTTGCTAAAGACCTACAAAATTGTCGGGCTGCTAAATGGTGACACTCATCTGCAATAACTAATCCAAAACTTTCAAATAGATTAGCCGGATAGTCTTTATCTTTACGAGGATCACTAAGGCTTTGTATCATAGCTAATACAATATCTTTACGATTTATATCACACGTTTTACCTTGTATATAACCCACTCTGGCTTCGGGTAAATATTCAGTAATCCTTTCAGCCCATTGATTCATTAAAAATTCTTTATGAACTAAGATAAGTGTTTTTACTTTTAATTCTTCAGCTATTTTCAAACCCATAACTGTTTTGCCTCTACCACAACCAACACTAATAATACCACCACCAATTTCTTTAGCTGATGTAATATAAGTTTTAATAATATCTTTCTGATATTCTCTCATTTGTCTATCTGGTGAAAATGCAAGTGTAATTGGTTCTGGGTCATTTATTTTTGTCTTTTCAGGATTACCAAATTTATTTTTACCATAAAAACTCGGAACATATATTTTTTCAGTATTTTCTTTATAAAGTTTATAAGGTTCTATATCTTCAGGATTACCATATCCAGGACAACTAAAAGGTTTAATTGTTAATTCATTTTTAATAACTTCTATTTCTTTTTCAGTTATTTTATTTTTATAAATAGCATAACCTTGATTTGACAAGGATGTTTTAGGACTGTCTATGATAGATTGATTAGTATTTTTAATAATTGTTTCTGGAGACATCATTTTATTTACAAAATATAAAATATAAAATACAAAATATAGAATAGTTAATTTTTAGTATTAATTTATAAATAATTATATAATTTATTTTTTATATAATATTAATAATCAATTTTATTACAAAAAAATAAATATAAAATAATTATTTTTAAAAATAAAATCTATTTATTATATAATAAAGTTTAATTAATAATATTCAATAATATTTAATAATATGTCTTTTAAAAATTCTTTAGTTAAAAGTAATGATAATTTCATTTCATTTTTAGAACAACCAGTAATTAAATACAGTATTCTTATTTTTATTACAATATTAATAATATTAATAGAAAAAATAGATACAGAATATTTAGAAGTGTTTGATTTAGATATATTTAAAATAGTATTTGCATTCTTAATTGCATATACTGCTTGTTTTGATCCTATTTATGCCATTATTCTTACTACATTTATGATTATGGCAATTCAAGAACTTCATAATCGTAGAACAAATAATGCTATACATAATCATAAATTAAAAGAAATGAAACATATGAATACTCATATTAAACCATCATTTATACCCTCAAAAGTTTCCGTAAATCAACAAACAACTCAAAGTGTAGTTTATGATGAAATGCCAAGCAATGATATTTTAATGAATGATAAAATGGTTTATGATTTAATAAATAAACATGCATTGCAAAAAACACCAGATGCAAAAGATACATTAATTGGTGAGTATGATTATTATGAAGATCCTGCATTTAAAACAATTACAAATAATTTACAAGAAAAAAATACAATGAATAAAAATCAGTTTTTTGTAACAGATGATGATTTAGTTAAAGCACAAATAAATACTCAAGAAGGTGTTAATCAAAATGTTGGCATGAAAGCATTCACATCAAATATATTAAATATTCAAGGATTACCAAATGGTTTTGACCCTAAACTCCCAAATATGGGTTCATTATAAATATGAGTTATTATACGTTATGTATTATACATTATACATTATTTATGATTTATGATTTATGATTTATGATTTATGATTTATGATTTATGATTTATGATTTATGATTTATGAATTATGATTTATGAATTATGATTTATTATCTTATCTTATATAAACTACGACTTATAATAATTTAAAAAAATTCGTTTAGAATAATAAAATAAAAACATTAAAATTATTAATCTACATATATAATTTATAATATAATATAAATATTTTTTCAATATATTTTTAATATAGTTTTTATAATGTCTCAACCAAATAAACTAACTGTTGTTCCAGGACAATCAAATCAATCTGGAGGTGTTGTTGCTACACCGAGTTTAACTTTACCAAGTGAGAAAACACTTTTACAAGCTACAAAACTTGCTTTAAAAACAAAAAAACCAATGTGTTTTTATTTTTATATAGATTCTCTTAAAGGTAAAATTACAATTGTTTCAGATGGTGAAGATCGTGTGATTTTTAAGAATGAAGATGAACATACATCTCCTATTCTTAATACATACAAATCAGAAAACTGTTATATTGTAGTAACTGAAAATACTATATATATAATTAGTTCTGAAACTCAAGTTCGTTAGAGATTTGTAAAGTGTCATTTGTATGTAGTTTTGTATGTAGTTTTGTATGTAGTTTTGTATATCATTTTTATCATTTTTATTTTATTATTTTATTATAAAATATGTTTAATCATTACAATCTTCTTCATCGCTATTTTCTTCATACATATCATAATTACCATTGATATAATCTTTTGGTATTTCAGAACAAGATTCAAAATGATTTATAATTCCATAAGCATTTATAGAACCATAAAAAGTTCCATCAAGAGAAACATAAGATAAATATATTTTTTCAAAATAACATTTTATAAATTCATTATGAATATAACCTTCAAAATAACATTTATATAAATAGCCAGAAAAAATTTCAACATTTATATAATTTAAATAATGACCTTTAAGAGGTTGTAATTCATTTGTAATAGTATTAGTAATATTTAGAGATTCATTAAATGAATTTATAATTTCCTCCATATTTATATTTATATTTTTATTATAATTATAAATTTAAAAAATTTTAATCAATTTTTTTTATAAATATAAAAGAAAAAAGATAAAAAAATTAAATTAAATAAAATAGAAAAATAAATAGCAATTACTTATTCTAAATGAATCATAGGATAAAAAGAGCTTTCAATATTTTTACTTTTAGTAGATGTTGTAGTAAAATAATTATCTTTATTATCTGGATTTAATCCTGTACTATTCATTGGTGATATATATATATTATTACCAAGAATACTATTTTTTGATATAAAATCATTTAAATTACCCACATTATTACTACCATCTAATACCATACCAACACCTATTTTATCTTTTATATTTAAATTTGCAGTTATAGTTGGAATATATTTTGTTGTTGTTGGTATTCCTGAACTAGTCCCTGAACCAGATCCTGAACTAGTCCCTGAACCAGATCCTGAACTAGTCCCTGAACCAGCACCAGAACCAGAACCAGAACCAGCACCAGAACCAGAACTAGAACCAGCACCAGAACCAGAACTAGAACTAGACCCAGAAATAGACCCAGAACTAGACCCAGAACTAGAACTATAACCTGTATATGTAGTAGTAGGTGTTTCGGATTCAGATTCAGTTTCAGATTCAATATATGATGTTGTTGTAGGTGTTCCAGAACCAGATTCAATATATGATGTTGTAGTAGGTGTTCCAGAACCTGTTGTTGTTGATGTAGCTGAACCTGAACTTGAACCTGAACTTATTGTAGTTGTAGGTGTTCCAGAACCTGTAGGTACAGGAACAACTACAGTTGTAGTAATTACTAATGGTATTATAATATTAAATAATGTAAGTAACATATTTACTACAATTGAAGTAGGGCTCATAGCTGTAGGTGCTGTACTTGTAGGTACTGTAGAGGTATTATATAAATTAATAACATAAAATTTACTATTTTGAATATTATTATAACCAATTAGATTATTATTATATATTGTCATATCAAGAATATTTAAATTATTACTAAATGTTAACATATACCATTTATAATTATCTTTTTCAACTGGTTTATTATTTTCTAAACAATGCCACCATAATTTTTTCATATATAAATCATTTATATATATAATATCATTATTAACATACATAATATAATTATTACCCTTATCATAAAAAGGGGTATTGACATCAGTAATTGGAATAGACCATTCAACCCATGTTGATTTAATTGTATTATCACTATTAAATTCAATTATATTATAATATATTTTATTAATAATTATATTATTAGTACTTAATTCATTATAATATATAAATACACAACTATCATTAATTAATATATTTTTAATATTTTTTCTATCAAAAGGTATATCTATAGTTTTCCATATAGAAGAATCATTAGATGTAGGTTTTCCATTATTTAATTTACAATAATAGATAGTTGTTGGAACATTTAATGGTTCACATCCAACAGCAAATAATATATTATCATTAGCAGCAAATAATCTTATTCTATTAAAAGTTAAATATGGTTTATCAGCATAAGTTGTTGGTTGTGAACTTGTAGTTGCTGGAGTAGTTGTAGTAGAAGTATTTAATAAAGGTAATCTAAGACAATTTAAATCAACAACTTTATTATTTGTAGTTGTATTTATACTTGGATTACCATTTGCATCTAAATTTATATAATATAAACAATCCACGCGTACCATTTCATTTAAAGTATCATAATAATACCATAATGTTGATTTACTTGCAAATAAATTTTTTTTAAAACTACAATTTGTTTTTGTATTATTAAAATCAGGATTTGTAATTGATGGTAAAATAGGTTTAATAGGAGTAATATACCATTTATTATCGGTTTTATTAAAATAATATAAATTTTTATTATCAGTACCATATAAACCTATATTATTAGATGCTATATATTCACAAGGTGTAGTTTTAGTAACAGTTTGAATATCTATATCTACTGTTCCAGCATTATTTATTGTTTTAATAATTGGTTCTCCTTTATAATAATTTTGGTTTAATATTGATGTTAAATTAGAAATCGCAAAATGTTCTGTAGATTTATTTAAATATTGATATAAATAAAATAATCCTAAAAGAATAATAATAATACATATTACTATTAAACTATAATTAAGTATTTTAGATTGCTTCATTTTTGTATATTAATTATTATTTATTATATACACATATTATATAATTAAAACATAAAAAAATAATAAAACATAATAAAATAAAATAAAAATTATTTACAATTTAAATAAATCTAAAAATTTGTCTTTATATAAATAAAATTTTTCAAATGATTCAGCAGTATTTGAACTATTATTTTTAAATTTTTTATGATTAAATGATTTTTTATATTTATCTATACTATCTGTAAAACTTGTTAATTTATCCTTTTCTTTTGAAAAATTTTCGGATTTTTTCATTAAATCATTAAATGAAGTATCTTTATTTTCATTCTTATTTGATATATTTTTAAAATTATTTTTTGATTTATTTTTTTTTGAGTTATATTTTTGTAATATATTTGAAAAATTATTTTTTGATGTTTTTTTTAATTTTTTTAATACACTAAAATTTTCAATATAATTGTCAGTTTTATTTTTATTATATAATTTATTAACAATAATTATTAAAATTATAATAGATAATATGATTATAAATACTTTAATATTTAAAAATAGTGATAAAAAATCTATATATAAATCTGACATTTATTTGTTTTTATTTATTATTTATTATTTATTATTTAATAATATATTATTTTACAATGAAAATACAATTTAAAAACAAATAAAAACAAATAAAAACAAATAAAAACAAATAAACAAATTATAAGAATAATGCTATTATACTAAATAAAATCATACCAACAAGTCCTTTTAAGAAAACACCACCAATACTTACCTGTCCTGACTCAAGAAGTAATCTTGGAAAAAAACTAAATAAGAAACGATTAAATTCTGGTAGTGATATCATAAAAGATATAATAAATACTAAAATAGGCAATTTAATATTTCTCATTAGTTTTTCTTTTATTGTTTCTCCATTTAAATTAATACCAATTTGAGACAGAAATCCAGAATTTGATTGTTGTTGTTGATGCATCATTTTTTCAGAATAATTATTATAGGGTTGTATAGGTTGTAATTGTTCGTTTTTATCGGTATATTTATATGCAGGTACTTGAGATGAATCCATAGCATATTGCAATGCTTGTGAATTTATATTAGATTGTTGTTCTGATCCTGGACTATCTCCCATTTCTTTAAGAATATCTTCAACTAATTGTGAATCTGAATTTTGAGACATAAATTGATTTTGATTTTGCATATTATTTTGTTGAGGTAGTTCCATGTTATCCATTGAGAAATTAGGAGTTGATGAATTATCACCTCCACGACGAAGAAGATTAATAGGTGTTGATTGAGACATAAATAAAAATAATTATTAAAAATAATTATAAAATATAATTATAAAATATAATATATAAATAAATTAAATAATATTATAAACTAAAAAAAACAATGATAAAAATTAATTAGTATAAAACGAATTAATAATAATAATTTATGATAATTTATGATTATTTATGATTATTTATGATTTATTATTTTCAATATTTTTACAACTTGTATTTACTGTTTTATAACTATAACATTTATTATCAAAACTAAAAATTTTATTATGAACATTTTCAATAGGAGGACCTTTTATAATTACCATATTTGCATTTTCACAAGCAATTCTTAAAATAGATGCTAATCCAAAAGCAAGAATAATTGAAAAAACTATATTTCCTTGTTTTGTTTTAAAATAATTTATAATTGTCATTTTTTTATTTATATAAATCTAAATCTAATATTATCAAAGATTATTATTATTTATTATTATTTATTATTTATTTTTATTTATTTAATAATTAATGGATGTTCTAGAATTAAATCAGGATTGCTAGGACATTTTACTTCTGATGCTTCATATTTATAACAATTTTTATTTTCATCTTGATATGTAAGTTTGCCAGCATTCTCAGGAGTTGGAAATTTATATACTTTAATAGGTTCTGGATGTAAAAAATATACTACACCAACTGCTATAATGAAAGCTATTATAAATACTATAGGATTAATAAATGAATTTAACATTTGTTTACTATTACTAAATATTTATTACTATATTTATATAACTAACTATATTATTTTTAGATATTAAATATTATTAATATATAAATTAGATAAATTAGATATATATATAAAAAAATATTTATAATTTAGATATGTCTAATTCTTCTGTATCAGAATAATCATTGTTTTGTATAGGTTTTTCAATTTCTTGATAAGAAAAAATATTTTTATTATTTTTATTTATTAAATTATTAAATAATTTATTATTAATAGGTTCATTTATATTTTGACTTACATTCTGAGAATCAGTATCATTATCACTTTCATGAGTAAAATATTTATTAGCATTTTTACTTATATATAATTTATAATAATCATTACCTTTTAACAAGTATCTTGATATATATCCTATTCTATCTAATAAATTATAATAATTATTATTATATTTATCTTGATTATTTGTTTCATTTTTTAAATATTCTAAATTTATATTATAATATGGAATAGTAGAATCAATAAAATTAATGTGTTTTGTATCTATAGTATCTGTTGTATCTATAGTATCTATAGTATCTTTTTTATCTGTATGATTTGTACTCTTTATATTCATATTATCAATATTTTGTTTAGTATTTTTTTTATTAGAGTAATATAAACCTTGTTTCCAATCTGTTACACCTTTCCAAGAAGGAGTAAACATTTTATATAATATTTATTGTTTTTGTATTTTATTAAATTAAATATTATTAAATTACTAAAATACAAAAATATTAAAAATAATAAATATTAACGAATAAATAAATTTTTATAGTAGAATAATTAAATTAATCTAATACCAGTTGATAATATATACTTGGAAAATCCAATTAATAATATATATTCTGTAAGTAATAAGAATATAGAAAATATGATTCCTGCTAAATACATATGCCATTTTCCAGGTATATACATTTTACAATTACGATAACCTCTTTCATCCATAGGACAGAATAAATCATCTACTTCTCTAATAAAATAAGGTAATATTTGTTGTGCCATTGGAAATGTAATAGCAAAAATAATAATTCCAGAAACTAAACCAAGTGTAATACTACTAGTTGCAGCAGCTAATGTTAATGATTGTAATAAAATACCAACAATAGCAAGACCATTTATTATATTTGTAGATAAAAAACCACTAAAATTAGTTTTTTCAGAACAATCTGATGGATATAGGTTTGTAAATATATCAGGTTTTCCTGCTTCAGTAAGAGTAACCGCAGCCATTACAAGGGCAGGTAAATAAAATTTTAACGTTTCATAATCACCTGATGAGAATAAAATACCTGGAATTGTAATTACAAAAATTAAATAGAATATAATTGTATCCAAATTTGGAATACTTAAACATAAATTAATAAATCTCATTTTATAAAATATTATCTATTATTTATTATATATTAGCTATTATATATTATCTATTTTATATTATCTATTATATATTATATTATATAAATATTAAATATTTGAAAATCTACTACTTTATTTTTTATTATTTTATTATTATTTTATTATTTTATTTATTTTACTAATTTTTTTTTTACTATATTATAATAATTATTTAAATATGTATCTTGATCTATATCTAATAATTCTATTTCATAATCTTTATCTTCTATAGTATAAATAGTTTCAAGTTCATTTTTAAAGTTATGAAAAAATATATTAAATTTATTTAATGTTGTAAATTTTGTATATAATAATGTATCTCTAATTAATTTATTTCTTATTTTATAAAAATATCGCTTCATAAGATTAATATCTATTAAATTAAGTTTAACATTATTATATAATTCTTTTAGTGTTTTACATTCATAAATATATATCAAAGTAATACTATAATTCATCCATAATTTAATTTGTGGTGTCATTTTCATACTTATATTTATAATATTTTTAAATGATTTTATATTATTAATATTAATATTATAAAATTTTAATAAATTTATTATATTAATACCTGTTTTATTTTCAAACCAATGATATGACTTTAGTGGTAATAAAAATTTATAAAAATGTATATATGGTTTATTAATATCAATTAAATATGGTTTATTATTTAATAGTATTATTTCTATAAATGTAATATTTGGATATTTTATATGATTAAAACATATTATTTTAAACATATTAGTAGGTATATTCATTTCAATTTGTTCTAATGTAGCATTATAAAATAATGAATTATGTGTATTTGGTATACTACCTGTAAATATATTAATATTAAATAAGTCTTTATTATAAGATAGATTTTTACAACACATTTCTAATATATTCCAATATCCAGTATTTAAATTAGTATTTTGTGGAGTTATATTAGTAGTTAAAAATGTTTCTTTATATTCATTAAAATTATTTTTATGCCAACCAGCTGGTGCATTATGTCCAAAACTCCCTCCATAATATTCATATATATCATAATCATCTATTGAATGTTGATATTTTTCTGATATGTTAGTATCAATATCCCAAGGTTCATCTTGATCTTGACGTTTTATATTACCTTTACCAGTATTAATATTAACTTCTTCCCTAACTAATAATGGATATTTATATTTACAACTATAAAATATATCAAAATTTTGTTTATGTAAAAATACAATATCTTTCATTATTTTTTTATTTGTAAATATAGTTTTATAATCATTTAAATTTATATTAATTTTAAGAGGTATTGATTCTAAAATTATTGATTGTTTAGTTTTTGATTGTTTAGTTTTTGATTGTTTAGTTTTTGATTGTTTATTTTTTGATTGTTTAGTTTTTGAGTTTTTATGTTTTTTTTTTTTAGGATTATTATTTTGTTTTTTTTTTTTTGTATTTATATTTTGTGTTATTTTTTTTTTGTTTTCTTTATTGTTATTATTTTTTTTAATATTTGATAAATTATAATAAAGTAAACTTAAT